TTAGGGCGATAGAACCGTGCCCGAGAAGGTACGGGCGGCAGTGCCGAACTCGTTCGTCACTGTGAGCTCGAAGGAGTACGGGCCCGGCGTCGTGGGCGTGCCGCGGAGGTAGGCGTCATAGGAGGGCTGCGGAGCGTCGAGCGTCATGCCGGCGGGGACTGCGCCACCGGTGAGGCTGATGTAGATGGGGAAGGAGCCTTGCGCTCCGAGCTTCGGGGCGGAGCTGGGGGTCTGGCCCGCGGTCAGGTCCGGCACCGTCGTCGTGAACCACTTCGCGGCGATGCCGTAGGGGATCGTGAAGGTCTTCTCAACCACGCCGCCGGCGTTGGTCGCGCGCGCAGTGAACTGTCCCCCGGTGAACGTGGAGGAGTCGGGAACGGTGATGGTGCCATCCTGGGCGACGGCGACCGTGGCTGGGCCGACGACTCGGGTCCAGGTGATCGGCCCGGCGCCGGTGGCGGCCAGCGTGGCGCTCCAGGGCTCGCCCGAGAGCGCGGCAGGGAGGATCTCGGGGGTCGTGATGACCGGTGGGTTGATCGTGGAGTCGAACACGGTGCCCGTGAACCGGCGCGAGGTGGAGCCGTTGGCGTTGGATGCGGTCAGCGTGAAGTCAAACGCCCCGGGCGTGGTGGGGGACCCCGAGATGTTGCCGTTGCTCATCGCGAGGCCGGCAGGGAGGGAGCCGGCGGTGACCGCCCATATGACGGCTTCGGAGACCTCGGAGACGAAGGTGCGGGTAAACGGGACGCCCGTGCGAAGGTCGCTGAGTCGGCGGCCGCTGACGCAGGGGGTCAGGCGCGTCGATCCGGCGCTATCTCGCCAGCCGTACTTCGGCAGGTCGGGGATGATCTGCTGGAAGAGGCCCCGGATATGTCCCGTCAGGTCGACGTCGCGGCCGCAGAGCACGAAGAAGACGGTGCTGTACGAAACGGCGCCGATTCCGACGTACGAGCTGATGAGCTGTGCGGCGAAGAGCTCTGCGAACCACTCATTGACGTTGGTCGCACCGTAGGCGTTGGCGTCGCCGTTACTCTTGATCAGTGCGTTTGCCTCGCGCCACGCGCTCGCCCAGGCTGGCCGACTCGTGACGGCGGTGGCGTTGGTGGCGTTCCACGTCGCCTTGTACTGGTCCTGGATGCGTCCGAGCTGCGAGTCGACGAAGTGGCCGTATTCGTGAACCCAGATGTCGGAGTTGGCGGCGTTGAGGAGGGTGGCTCCGCGTCCGACGGTGAGGCCGACCCAGTTGGAGTAGTCGGGGTTGAGGCCGTTGAGAGCGAACAGGCGCGCTTTGATCTCGTTGGTCGCGGGGATACCAGCGAAGTAGCGCGGCCGCATGACCTTAGCCCCGGCGACGTTGGGGCCGCCGAGAAGGGCGGTCCACTCCTCGAGCGGCCACAGGCTAGCCGGGATGCGATTCAGTGCGGTCGTGAGGTGAATCGACGCGCTCGCGTAGGGCGTGCTGGCCGCCTGGACAACCTCCTGGCCGCCCAGTCCGCGCGGTCCGGAGATTGGTCGGGTGATGAAGGAAGCGGAGCTCTCCTCGAGGATCATTCGGTCCACTTCCACCAGAGTTGCGCACTGAGGTTCTGGGGGAGCGTGCCGCCGCCCGAGGGGATCTGCTGGATCTCGCACCGCATGACAGTCTCGGGTGAGAGGACGGGGGCCGTTGCAAAGATCTGCTTCGCAGTATCCGTTGAAGCCTTGTGCCAGCCGCGGGTTTGCAGCTCCGTTGGGCCGAGGCTGATGGAGCCGACGACCGAGCCTTCTGCAGTGAAGCGGACCACCGTGTTCCCGGCGACTGACACGCCTGCGGCCTGGACCAGGAGGGACGCTCCGATGAGCTCGAAGGTTCCGTAGGGCGGCATCACCAGTGCGGCGCCGGACGTGCGGACGGAAACGTTGCCGGGGAAGAACCACACGGTCGACTGCAGGCCCGACCCCGCACCACCCCCACCGCTTCCACCTGTGGGGGTTGCCCACCCGAGCGCGCCGTCGGCACCTCCGGTCTTGACGAGCATCTGACCTGTGCCGCCGCCGTTCGGCACGGCGTTCGGAATGAGGGAGGCGGGAATCTTGGCGGTTCCGGGATCCACGGTGGGGAAGATGATCGTCATGGGCTCAGTCCGTGATGTAGACGCCGGTGATGATGGCGAAGTTGCTCTTGACGCTTCCGAGCGCGTTGGTGACGACGGCCCGGAATGCGCCCTGGTAGTCCTGGGTCATCGTGAACGTGTACGTCTTGTCGGTGGCGCCCGGAACGTTCACCCAGCCGGACTCGACTTCTGGCTGGTCCGGGTAGGGAGAGTGCTGCCACTGCACGGTCGCAGCGGGGTTGGCCGTGAAATCGACCGAGTAGCTGATCGGGTTCGGGTACGGAGATTGGAGGTCCCGACGAGAGGCGGGGAGGGGGTGCGCAGTGATGACGGGAAGGCCGGTGGAGTTGTCGCCGCCACCGCTGGACCCGCTCACCGTGATGATGGCCGCGCCTGCGATCGTGGGATGCGGCGCGACCGTGAGGTTGGAGCCACCGCCACCGCCAGCGGGCGGGTTGGCCGCGAGGTACTGGTCGATGAGGCCCTCGATTTGGCCGACGGTCACGCCGACGGGTGGGAGCTGGAGCCAGCGCTTCACTCCGTCGCCGACGCGGAACTGGTTGTACGTGACGTCGACGCCGATTTCACCGTTCCCGAGGATCGGATTGACGGACGTCCATTCAGCGGCCGCGGCGACGCGCTGGAAGGTGCGAGCTTTGATCTCGGTGGTCATGCACCGCCCCCGCGAAGGATCACGGCGTCTGCATCCGTCGAGAACGCGAAGACGGCGTCCACTCCTTCGGACAGCGCAGCGTCGCCGCCTTGGACGACAGTGACGTCGTCGGGGAGCTTCTCGAGCTGGCGAAAAACGCGAGCGTGGCCACCGTCGTAGGCGCCGGTCTTGCCGGTTCGCAGGTCCAGGTAACGGTCACTCTTCACGGGCGCGGAGTCTAGGTCCGAGCGGCGGTCAATATGCGTTCGCTCCGAGGTGGTGTCGTGGCCCCAAAATGGGCCCGAAAACGAAAGCTCCGGCCCATAGTCTGATCGCTAGGACCGTCGGTTTTCCCTGAGCCCCGGACCGAGTGGGGTCTTGGGCCCCCGCGCGCGGCGGGAGTTTCGGGCCCGCCGCGCGTCAGTTTCAGCCGGTATGATCCGCGGATGGATCCAAGATCCGATGCGCGCCTCGGCGGCGTGGACGAGACTCGCGAGCTGACCTACCTCCGCGCTGGCATGGAGCCTCCGTGGGAGGTTCCGCACCGCGGCGGCCGTGACGTGCGCCTTGAGCCGGAGCTACAGACGGAGTACCAGCGGACACGCTGGCTGGAGTTCCTCGAGCGGGTGGAGCACTACCGCGCGGAGGGGCTGCTCTAGTCGGCGGGGAGCGCGGGATCGTACGGGTTGTCGGGGCCGCGATCCTCCGGCGGTCGCTCGTCGAGCGCCACGCCTTCGCAGATCGCGCAGATCCCTGTGGGGAGGAAGGGGTCGACGTCGACGAGCTCGTGGCCGCCGGCTGCGGTGTTGTGGACGTCGACGGGGCTCATGCGACGGGGACTCCTCCGAGTGCGGTACCGGGCAGTGTGGTGGGCCAAGCCTGTGAGGTCAGCCACGTCATCGTGCCGCCTATGTTGACAGCCGGGATCGGCGTGCCTGTGGTCATCTGACCCGAGGAGCCCACGTACGCGCGGTAAACGCTCGTGGGGGAGTTGCCTTCGAAGAAGAGGGTGAAGCCCTCGGTGGAGTATGGCTGGAAGCCGGCGGGCAGTGTCTCGAATTGCGGCGATGTCGCGGCGGATCCGTTGAGCGATCCGATCACGAAGGAGACCAGGCTTCCGACTCGTCGGATGCGGTACGAGCCCATCGTCCAGCCGTTCAGGAGGGGGCCGGTCACCCCGCGCCAGCCCGTGTCGCCGTAGAAGAGCTGCTCGCGGTTGGTCGTGTCGTCCCACGTATACATCGCGCGGCCGGCGGTGTTGTCGACGCGCTGCTGCGGGATGAAGGTCCAGGCGCCCCAGACGCCGCCGGTGAGGCGTCGCGTGTGGACGCCGCGGACCGCGCCCCAGTTGCCGCCGGAGACTGTGAAGCGCTGGACGACGACGGCGAGGACGGAGCTGGAGGGGGCCACCTCGAGCACGCCGGTCACGCTCTCGATGGGATAGTTGCGGGCGAAGGTGCTCTGCGAAGTGGACGGCTGCAGGTAGGTGCCGGGGTACGTGACCGTGTTGAGGTCGGTGGTGCCGAGGTTAATCATCGTTGGGGCGAGTTGGAGCTCGACGTTATTCACGTCGTTCCAGAGGTATGCCGCGGCGCCAGGCTGCCCCGTGGGGGAGTCGACACGAGTGCTGTGGAAGACGCGCCAAGGTGTCCATCCGCCGGAGTTGGAGGCGCGCTCGTAGTGCAGCCGGGCGTCGGTGAGGTTGGCGCCGATCTGCGGGTAGAACTGTTGGACGGCGCGGCCGCCCGTGGCGCCGAGGCTGTTGCGACTGAGCACGACGAGCATGCCCGACACGCCTTCTACGGGATAGTTCCGGGCGATCTGTGCGGATGCAGTGTTGGGCTGCCGGTAGACGCCGGGCAGGTAGACCGTGTTGAGGTCGGTCGTGAGGAGGTCGGTGCCGGCGAACTGTCCGGCGAGGGCAAGGTCGCGCGCGGTCTCGGCCGCGGTCTTCGCGGTCTCCGCTCCAGTCCGGGCAGTCTCCGCGCCCGCTCTCGCCGTCTCGGCTCCGGTGCGCGCGGCCTGCGCGTCGGTATTCGCCTGGGCAGCAGTGTCGCGCGCGCCGGTGGCGGCCGTACTGGCGGTCTCCGCGTTGGCGCGAGCGGTCTCCGCTCCCGTGCGCGCCGTTTCGGCACCTACGCGGGCTGTGCGGGCGTCGGTCGCCTCGCCTGCAGCCTCCTGGACCGCTTCGGAGGCTGCATCGAAGATCTGCTGTGCGGACGGAGGGAGTGGGACGAGCGGGGAGAAGGTCGACGGGTCGACGTCGGGGAGGTCGGCGAAGTTCACCTCGTCGGAGGTCGGGATCGTGGTGAAGCGGACCAGCGGGGTCCCGGAGTGGTCGGCCCCAGTGGCGGCGATCGTCCAGCGGATGCAGAACGTCCCGTCGGTGGGGAGGATGTCGAGCAGGTCGACGGGCTGGCCGTCGATGATCTTCGTGCGCAGGATCGTGTCGGGGATGTAGTCCTGGCCCGCGACGAGGGACACGGGGCCCTCCCCGTTCCAGCGCTCGAGCGCGATGATTCCGGAGGCGAGGTTTTCGAGCTGGCCGAAGCCGGGGACGCGGCCGCGGAGGCGTACGAGGGTCACAGGCAGGCTCCTGCCGAGCGCAGAGGTGCGGCGACGAAGAAGGAGTCCGCTTCCGCTGCGTCGCGGTCGGAGGCCTCCTGGAAGAGGGTGCGTGCGATGGTGTTGAGATCGCTGCCCTTGGCGCCGATGGTGAGGCCGAGGTCGTCGGCCTTGATACTCATCTGGCCCTGCTGGGCGTAGAACAGGGCGAGCTGGGTGACCAGAAGCCCGCCGGCGCGCAGGACGTTTCCTCCGGCGTTGGCGATCGCCGCGATGAGCTCCGCGTCGGACCAGACGGCGAAGAGCTTGGTTCCGGCGGGCGCCTGCGGCGACGCTGTCGCAGTGGTGTCGCCGAGCAGGTAGCGGAGCTGCCCGACGGGTGTAGTCGGGTCGATGGGGAAGGCTCCTGCGGTCATGGCGGCGGAGTCTACGGCTGAGATTGCACGCTATTCGCTTCGCCAACGACGAAGGCCCCCACCCGAAGGCAGGGGCCACGTCGGCGGGCGTCAGGAGATGACGCCAGCAGTGCGGAGGGAGGCGAGCAGGTCGTTCAGGCGGGCCTGGGTGGAGGCGGCATCCGTGGCGTTGGCCACGGCGACACCCTTCTTCACGCCGCCGGTGATCGTCGGGGTTGCCACGGGCAGGTCGCCCACGACGGCGAAGGGCTGAGGCGTGTTCTCCCCCGGAGCCGGGGCACTGCCCCGGCTCAGAGAGATCGGCTTGGGCTTGCTCACGCCTGGCCCGAACCGTTCGACGCCACGATCCAGCGGTCGTCCCAGAGGACGGAGCCGCGCACGAGGCGCGCGCGCATCGAGATCGTGTCGGCCTCGTAGGAGCCCTCGAACGCGTCGACCGTGCCGCCGCCGGGGTAGAAGCCGGCGTCCGACTTCATGCGCAGCTCGATGTCCTCGTAGCCGCGGAGCTTGAGCAGCTCCCAGACCGGACGGCCCTTGGTCGTGCCCGGCTTCGGGACGAGCTTCCAGGTGCCGGTGGGGATGCGGTCGGACTCCACGACCGTCAGGTTCGGCATGAGCTTGCCGAGCGGCGCCGGGCGCAGGCGCAGCGAGCCCTCCTGCTCCTCGATGACGGAGTTGAACCGCTCGACCATCCAGTCCCACTTCTTCTTGCCGCCGGTGGGCAGGAAGAGGTTGTAGGCCGAGATGATGCCGATCTTGCGGTTGTTGATCTTCACGAGCTCGTGGAACATTGAGGCCGCGATGATCGCTTCCGGCGACAGGGGAGCGTTCGGGGGAACGATCGTGCCGTCGGGCAGGGTCACGGCCGAGGCGGGGAGCGCGGCCTCGTCGAGGGCGTCGAAGATCTCCTCGTACGTGGTGTCGCGCTGGGTGTCGCGCAGGGCGTCCGGGATCTGCTCGAGCAGGCCGGTGAGGGAGTCGTTGATCTTCGACTCCCAGGTGAACTCGAACCGCGCACCGCGCTTACCGAGCTTCTCGTACATCGAGTCCTGGTTGCCCTTGACGGTGACGATCGGGTAGCGGGTACCCTCCGGCACGACGGCGAGGGCGCCGCGGGAGTTGATGCCGGGGCCGTTCAGCTTGCCGAGGCCGATCAGGTCGAGCAGGGTGACCGGGTTGAAGTCGCGCACGGTGCGCGTGGTCACGAGGCCGTCGATGACCTGCTTCTCGTCCTCGGGGAGCTGGGGGATCACCTGCATGTTGATGAGGTGGGTCAGCGAGAACCCGATGGACGAGCTGGTGAACAGCTCGGCGAGGGTGGCGTCGGCGATGCGGTCGCCGGCCAGAGCCTTCTCGAACAGCTCCTTGGCGCGCGCCAGCTTTGCCTCGGTGACGAGGGGGTGGACTTCCAGCTTGCCATCGAGCGTGATGGGGTTCTGGTAGTTCTCGAGCAGGGTGCTCATGGTCAGCGTGCTCCGATCAGCTTGACGGGGAGGCGGCCTGCGGCCTTGGTGTAGTCGGCCGTGTAGTTCACGCGACCGACGAGGGTGTTGGAGGAGGCCTCCAGGGTCAGCGCGCCACCGGCGGTGACGTAGACCTTGGTGCCCTGGGTCGTGGTGGTCGGAGCGGGGGTCGTGCCCGTGCTGACGACGTCTTCGAACCCCCAGGTACCGTCGAGCGTGACGCCGGCGGCGTACTTGCCGGCGCCGCCTGCGGTCGCGTCACGGTTCGACACGCCGGGTCGGACGATGCCGCTGACGGTGTGGGGGCCGTAGACGATGGAGGTGCCCGCGACGCCCTCGGTGTCGGTGAGGACGATCGCGGCCACGCCGTTCTGGACGGCCAGGGTGTACTGCGGGGTGGGGGCGTCGAAGTACCAGATCTCGGTGGCCTCGTCGCTGTGCGCGAAGACCTCGATGGTTGCCTTGGCCATGGTCACTTACCTCCGAGTCCGGCGACGGACCAGCTCTTCACGGGGGATCCGCCCGTGGCGGCCTCGGCGGCGACGTACGAGCCGGGGGTCGTGGTTGCGGTGGGCGTCTGTGCGCCCTTGGCGGCCTTCGCCTCGGCCGCGACGGACGTGGCGAGCTTGATGCCCTCGGTGACGTCCTTGCCGGCCTTGAGGTCGGTGATGAGCGCCTCCTTGAGGGTGGGAACGAGCTCGATGCCGTCGATCTTGTTGATCGACTCGAGCGCGGTGATGGCCGACTCGACGGCGTTCGGAGCGTCGGCCGGCTTGGCCCCGGCGGCGGCAGCCTCGGCGGCCGTCTTCTGCTCCTGAACGAAGTCGGTCAGCGGCTTGAGGGCGGCGACCACGTTGGCGCCGAGCGCCTCCGTGATGGCCTTGATGGCCTTCTCGTCCATGCTGATGTCCTTCTGGTGGGTGGATCCGGGCGCCGGGGTGGAGCCAGGCTGGGCACCCTCGGCGACGCCGAGGGAAGACTTCTCGCGCTTGCCGGCGAGACCGATAGCGAAGCCCGCGGCTTCGCGGAGGATCGTCTGGTCGACGATGCGCTTGGCGCTTTCCAGGGCGAGTGAGACGACTGCGCCGTCCGCGCCGGGGACCTCCACGAAGTCGACCGAGTTGTACGGGGCTTCGTTCATCGACAGGAAGCGCTCGACGATGGGGAGGCCGCGCGGGCCCTTCCGGATCGCCATTACCGGGTTGCCGTCCTCGTCGAACTTGAGCTGGCCGTTGTCGTCGGTGAGGTACTCCCGCTCGTATTCGACGGAGGCCGTGATCGAGGTGCCGATGACGTCTGCGAACTGTCGGATGAAGTTGCTCGCTTCGCCCTCGGCGGCGACGGCGTCGGCGTACATGCCGTCTTCTTCTTCGACGGGTTCGGAGACGGTCTTGGCGAAGATGCGGCGGACGTCGCCGCCGGCCTCGCACATCGTGTCGTGGTTGGCGCGCATGCGGGTTCCGGCGGGGAACGCTTCGGCGAAGTCGCGGACGATGGCGGGGACGGGGTAGTCCGCAGAGGAGCCCTCGACGACCGTCGCGCCGGGAGCCCAGCCCATCAGGCGGACTCGGAACTTCTGGCCCTGGCTCTCAGGAGTGACCGCGCGAGTGCCCTGGCGGTACGCGCTCTCGCGGACGACGACGCCGTTCGCGGCGGCCTGGGCTTCGTTCTTCACGGGCGCGGAGTCTAAGGACGCGGCCGGGGGAACATCACTTCGACCTCAAAGAATTGCGCAAGCCACGAGAATCGTGGGTCGCTCCGCCTCCGGGATGATGCTGTCTGACTTCTCAAGATTGCATGCAGCGCACGCCACGGCCAGGTTGGTGACGCAGTGCGCGCCGAAGCCGTTGAGCGGGATGACGTGGTCGATGTGCTCGCCGGGGTCACCGCAGTAGGCACAGGCTCCGTCGGCCGCGGCCCAGATTTGACGCAAAGCGTCAGTAGTGACGCACCCATGGTCTCGATCGCGTAGGCGTGCGCGACGGCGTAGGTGCGAGGCGCGGCGGGATGCTGCACCGGGTCCTGATCGCCATTCGGCATGCCACTCGCGCACCTGTGGCCACTTAGCTTTGGCTCGGGCTCGCAGTTCGGATCGGTGTTGCGCGTAGTACAGGCGAGACTTCTCTCGCAGAGAGTCTGCGTGGCGCAGTCGATAGGTCGCGCGATGCGTGGCCAAGCGTTCCGGGTTGGCCGCGCGCCAACGACGCAGACGTTCTCGCTCCGCCTCGCGGTTCGCCGTGCGATAGGCGAGTCGACGCTCCGAGTAGCCTGACTTCGCTCGGGTGCGGGCGCCGCTAGCCCGCACCAAGTCGCGATTTGCCGTCGACCACTGGCGGTGATAGTCCCGAAGATGCTCGCGATTCGCCTCGCGCCATTCGGCGAGATAGGCGTTGCGCTGGGCTCGGTGGGTCCGCTGGTACTCGGCCATCTTGGCCTTCATTGCGTCGCGGTTGGCTGCGTAGTAGGCCCGGTCCTTGGCGCGCTTGACTTCCTTGCACGCGTCGCACCGGCATCCCTTGCCGTAGGTGCTATCGCAGCCTGTCGAAATCACGCAAATATGCTACACGTCTACTTGCCGTCGCGTCGGATGTCATTTGAGGCCGAGCCTCCCGAAATTCCGCCGGTGCCGTTCGAGCGGCCCTGCGCGGGGGAGGCGACCGAGGTGTTGCCGGACGAGTCTCCGCCCGCCGGAGCGGGCTTCGGCACGGCCTTGGCCATCGCCTTCGCGAGGAGAACGGAGGGGCGCTCGTCTTCGGCGGGGACGTCCTCGTGCGGGCGGCCGTAGATGTCGGCGATGCGGTTGGCGAGAGCCTGGCGGGTGATCGTGTCCTGCTGGTAGTCGAGGATCGCGGCCTGGACCTTGCGGTACACCTCGTCCTCGGCGTCGTAGGGGACGAAGCTGACGGAGGCGTTTGCGGCGCCGAGTTGCCTCAGCACCCGCTTCTCGAAGGCGACGTGCTCGTCGCGGCGCGCCTGCATCGCGAGGCGGGTAGGCAGGTCGAGGGAGGAGATCGAGGCGTAGCTGTCGTCGCCGGTGTCGCTCGTGAGGACGGTGGTCGGGATATCGAGCGCGGTGGCGATGACGGCGAGCAGCGGCCGCAGGGTGTTGAAGTCGTAACCCTTCTGAGCACCCTGGAGAACCTGGATGTCATTCGCTCCACCGACGACGGCCATGCCGCCGGCGGTGTGCGCGGAGGCGTACTGCATGGCGACGTTGTCGGCGGCCGGCTTGTTCTTCGCGGTCGCCTTGAGGGCGAACCGCGTGAGGGCCTCGGTGACGGAGCGACCGTCCATGTAGGCGTCGCGGGCGATGCCGTTCCAGATCCACGCGGCGAGGGCGTCGGGCGTGCCGTATGCCAGGCCGCCGACGGGGTTGGCGTGCTGGGCGAAGATGATGGAGGTCTGCGAGACCGGGACGCGTTCGCGGTTGTGCGGCGACGTGATGTTGAGCGATCGCTTGCTCTTGGCGAGGTCGGTGAAATACCACATCTTCATCTGGTACGACTTGCCGGTCTCGAGGTTGACGTGCGTCCACTCGCGCAGGTACGCCCAGACGACGCCGATGCCGTCTGGGTGCATGAGCTCGCCGGTGATCTGGCGGAGGGGAATGGCCTCGATCTTCTTGGTGCGCTCGTCGAGGATCCAGAACGCGATGCCCTGCGTGTAGAGGTTGTGCTCACGCTTGCGGCGCGCGGCGGGGCCGAAGTAGTTCTCCTGGTTGTCGGGGTCGTCGATGAACTTCTGGACGTCCGGGACGCCCTGGCTTCCGCCGGCGGGGATTTTGCCGTGCTGGATGCCGTCCTTGAGGATGAAGTTCGCGCGCACCCGGAAGCCGCGGCCGATCCAGGGCGCTCCGGGCACGGACTCTTCGAGCTTGCGGCCCCAGTCCTTGAGGTCCTGCAGGCGGAGACCGAACTGGGAGTCGGCGCCGCGGTCGTAGAGGCGGACCCAGCCCTTGTCCTCGCGGGCGAGGATGGTGCGCATCCGATCGTACGACTCGGCCAGCACAGCGACGGCGCGAGCGCCCTCCTCTGTCCCGAGGGCGGATGCCTCGGCGATCGCCTCGGAGATCTCAACGAGGACGGCGTTCTGGGCTGACATGGCGGCGGAGTCTACGGCGCGCTTAGCACGCAAACGCGTTCACAGCGGGTAGGTGTCGCTGTCGCGCTGGTACCGCTCGGCGATGAAGTCGTTCGGGTCGATGAGGACCGCCTGACCGGGTTCGAGCTGGCTGAGGGGGTCGTCGTCCGGCGGGTTGACGACCTCGAGGGTGGCGTACATGCACGCGTCGGCGCGGTCGGGGGAGCCGCCGAGGAGCGTCTTCATGTCGGCCTTAGGGTCGATCTTGATCGCGCCATCGAGCAGCTTGTATGTGATGAGCATGAGCTCGTCGCGGAGTTGCGTGTCGGCCGGATCGAGGTCGATCCTGCCGTCCTTCATCAACGTGTTCAGGTGGTCGTGAACTTCGTCGCGCCACTTCTTCCAGCGAGTCTTGTCGCTCGATCGACGAGCGCCCTTCACGCTGACGACGCTGTAGTGCTTGCGATCCTCGGCGAACTCGGGCAGGCGCATGAGATCGGTGGTGACGCCTTCGCCGACCGCGGTGCCGTCGACGCGGACTTCGCGCGCATTGGTGTACCGGGCGATCGCGTTGATGCGGCGGGCGGCGGTGAGCGTGTCCTCCTTCGTCCAGACCCCCGTGGTCTCACGCTGCTCGTCCCCATCCATGTAGGAGATCGTCTTGTCGAACAGGCGAACGCGGCCGCCGTGGTTGACGTAGACGACCGACTCATCCTCACCGGTGGTGGCGATGTCGCAGCCGAGCACGGGGCGGATGGAGTCGGGGGGAGTGATCTCGTTGCCGAATGCGTTGAGAATGTCTTCCTCGGCGAAGAAGGTGTTGTCGGCATCGCCGGGGAACTCGCCGAGCACCTTGGCGCGGAATCGGCCGTTGGGCGTGCCGCCGCGGCGTCGCATGACGTCGAGGTTCTCGTCGTAGTATTCCTCGCCGCCGGTCATCCAGACGCGCTCTTTGTGAGCGACCCACTCCGCCGACGTGAGGCCCTTGAGCATGAGGGCCTCCTTGTCGTCTTCGCCCGGCCCGTAGACCCGCTCGCCCGTGATGGTCGGGAGGTCGTAGGCGGAGATGGTGAAGAGGTTGTACTCCGCGGCCTCAGTGGGGCTATTGAACGCGTCGAAGAAGGCGGTCGCGCGGCGGTCGGGGTTTCCGATGCCGATCATGCGCGAGTCGCCCGATGTCATCAGGGCTTCGGTGGCGGTGAAGATGTCGCGGGAGACGCCGCCGGCCTCGTCGAAGATGATGAGGTTGCGGCCACCTGTCTTTCGCTCACCCTGGAGGGTGGAGACCGCATCCGCGGCCGCGGGGACTCGGCCGACGACGAGTTTCATGTTTCCGCCGGGGGTGGCGTACTTCCACTCGTTCTGCTCGGAGATCCAGCCCGGCCAGGGCATCCGCTTGCCCTGGGCCATCGCGGCGCGCTTGACGTAGCCGTACCGCTCCTTCATGTACATCATGAGGCCGCCCTCGACCTGACGGAGGGTAGGGGCGGTGAGGATGACGAGGGACTGGTCGGTGTCAAAAGCGGTTGCCCACCACATTCCCCAGCGGGACGCCTGGTAGGTCTTGGCCGTACCGTTCGCGGAGCGGATCAGCGTTCGGGGTTTCGGTGAGAGAAGGGCGGTCTGGCCGATCTCCTCCATCTTCTTGTAGGTTCGCTCACCGAGGATGTCGTACTGCCAGGCGGGGAAGTCACGCTGGTAGATGGCCTTCTTCGAGCGCTCCGCGATCTCTTGCATCGCCGCGTCGAAGACTCTGGGGTCGAGCATCACTCGCCACCCCTCGCGAGGTAGCGCACTGCGGCCTCGAGCAACGCGGGGTCGTCCCGGAAGTTGCCGAGGCCGTGGTTGCATGAGGCGCAGAGGAGGCCGCGGACGCACTGGCCGCACTTCTGGGCCATGCCGCCGGGGCAGCAGGAGTGGTCGTGGTCGATGTGGAAGTCGCGCTTGCCGGGATCCGTCGTTTCGCAAATTCCGCAGTGCGGGTTCGCGTAGAGCTCCTCGATCCGAGCTGCGGTGAGACGGTATTGCGACACGAGCCGCGCGTGGCGTCGACACATGCCGACCGTGGCGGCGAGCTTCTCGCAGTGGGGGACGCCGCAGTTCTGGGCGTTCTGCGCGTTCTTCGGGGCGATTGCGTCGCCCGCGCGGCGCGCGTGCGTCTGGCACTTGCCTCGTCGAGAGTGAGGGCGTCCGCAGTCGGTGACGTCGCACGCGCGCCCGGGGGTGCGGACGAGCAGCGTGGTCAGCGGCTTTCCGTCTCGGTCCTGCTGCCAATGGGCATTGCAGAGAGAGCGGGCGTAGCGCGGGCGAGCGCACTCACCAAAGCTGCAATCGGTCACGAATCGACCTGCTTCGCAGCGATCGCCTGGCGGGCGCTGAGCATGGCTTCCTCGACGAGGATGTCCCACCGCTGGGAGTCAATCTCGCCCGAGAGCGCTCCCTTCATGTATGCGAGCGCATGGATCACGACCTCGCCGAGGGTGCGACCGACGTTCGAGTTATAAGTCTCGAGCTGCTCGCTGGTGACCGCCTGGCGCTTATCGAGCCGGTCGAGGAGGACGTTGGCGTACTGGAGCTGCAGCTTGGCGTTGTCGACGTTCAGCTCGTCGCCGCGCATCGCCATCAGGTTCATGTGGAGGATGCGGATGAGTGCCCGCTCCTTCTGGACATCGGTGAGCCAGTCGCCTGCGGTGAGGAGGTCACTGACGCGCTGCCGCACGCGAGGAGGCGTGATGGCTCCGCCGAGACGGCGGGAGATCTCCTCTGCGCTGATCTCCATCGCCGCCAGCTCGATGAGCTGGTCATCCACGGACTTGCCGCGGGCCATGGGGATCTGGTTCATGGCGGCGCAGTCTACGGGCGCGCACGAGACGAACCCCCCTCGCCGCCGGTTGGCTCGCGAAGGGGGTTCGTTGTGGTCGGGAACTAATTCCCCGCGGCGCGCGCCTTCGACTCCTGCGCGATCTCGGCGTTCTCGAGTTCGAGTTCCAGCTCGAGCTGCTTCGTGGAGTGCGACGGGGCGAAGTCGATTCCCTCGTCGGGATCGGCGTCGACCGCGGGCGCCGGCACCGGGGCGGCGTAGACGAAAGGTGCCCGTGCGATCGCCCAATCCGTGATGAGGTTCATCAGCTCGACGGAGTCGGCGCGGCGACCGGACGGTCCGACGCCGTTGAGGTTGAACAGGTGCTCGGGCGCGTGCTGCTTCCAAATGGAGTTGGCGTGGGCGCGGCCAGCCGCGTGCGGTCCGAGCGCAGTGAAGAACTCCTCGACCTGCTTCGCGGACCACTTCCGATCCTTGCGGAGTTCGTAGTAGACGCCCGCGAGGATGCGGATGAACGTCTGCCCACCCAGGAGCATCGTGTCTCGCATCTGGCCGGCGGTGATCTGACTGTGTAGCAGGGCGTTCACCGGGGGCATCGTCTTCACCAGCAGGTCGAAGAACTCGTTGGTCTCGCGAGCGATCGCGGCCTCCTCGCCCTTCCACGCCTCGTTGTCCTTGCGGGACACCCGCCCCTCGAAGCCCTTCCGCATGGTGCGGATGATCTCGACAACCTTGGAGGCCGGGATCCAGAACGGGCTGTTTTTTTGAACGCGGTCCTTGTCCAGATCCACCCGGTTGAGCAGGAGCGGGTGCTCGAGCACCATCGGGAGGGCACGGTTGACGATCTTGCGACTGTCGAAGCGTGCGCGAGTCGACGCGGTGATGCCCAGAGCGTTCTCGGCGATGTCGAAGAACATCTGCTTGGCTTCGTCGATGTCGTCGGTGACCTGGATCTCCACGGCCACCCGCTGCTTGTAGAAGCGATCGCGCGCCCCCTCGAGGCGGTCGATCTCCTTCTGTGCGTCCATCTCGGCCCGCTTGTCGTCCGGCATGGTGCGCCGCACGGTCGCCTTGTACGAGCGGGCCTTTTCGATCTCTGCGTCGAGCTTGTCCAGCGCCATGAAGAACCCGAGGATGCGGTGCTGCCCGTCGAGGATGTGGATGTCACCCTGGCGCCGCTTCGGGTAGGACATCACGCCGAACGCCGCCGAGGGGATCTCCTGCACCGACTCGAAGTGGAACATGTTGACTGCGCGCAGGATGATGCCGGGGATGACCCAGCTCTCGTTCTCGATGAAGTAGCGCGCAAACGCCTCGGCGTGCGACGCGTTGATGCGACGGTTTCCCTCGGTGGGAACAGCCGGATCGGGGCGCGGCACGAGGCCCACAAGCTCGCCAGGTGTGGCGGCGAGGCCGTAGACCGTGCGCGTTCCCTGCTGATACTTGGTGGCAAAGAACTGCTGATCTGTCTGATAGGCCGACGGCGTGAACGTCGACGGCTGGACCTGGATGTCCATCGTGTCCTCTCCATACAATGCGTCGCTCCCGCCGGTCCGGGAGACGTTTCGCTATGTCGGAAGCATAGTCTAAAGTCGCAAATTGGGGGGAAGTCGGCGACCCGAAACCGCCGGCGGGCCCCCGTTCACCCGAAAATGAACAGGAAGGGTCGCGCGGTTATGACCACGCGTGTGCGTGACGTCGACGGAGCCAGGGAAATCCAGCTCGACGCCACTTCGAGGGACGGCAGTGTATTCATCTCGGGGAAGGGCTTCTGCCTGGAGTTCGATCGAGCGTTGCTCGAGCATGCTCTTCGGAAGGAGCTGGGGCTCGACGTCGTGATTTCGATCGGCGAGCTGTTGGGGGACGGCGTGGTCACTCCGACCGACGTAGTCGATCTCGCTCCACCCGCACCGGACGGCCTGCGCGTGTGAGCACGAGGACAGTCGCCCCGGCGTGATCCTCCTGGACCACGACCGGGACGACTGACTCGACCATCACGCGCTCGCCTGCGGCGAACGCCTCGGTCATGCGGGTTCGCCCGCCTCCTCCGGCACGAGGTCCGGAGAGAACAGGTAGTCGAGGCGTTCGCCGTGACCGTCCCAGTTCTCGAGCTGACCCTTGTTGGCGCGCTCGGCGAGGTGGGAGATCTCCCCGTAGGTGCCTTCGCGCTCGACGAAGCCCGGCGGGGTGTCGGGGAGCGCCTTGTAACGCTCCTGGTCGCGGACGAGTTCGCGCTTTCCGGTCAGGGCAGAGCGGCCCCACGTCGCCCCGCGCTTCTGTACGACCAGGCGGAAGCGAAGCGGGGTCTCCACGGCGGCGGTCACGCGGCCGGCTCCATCATGAGCGCACGGTCCTTGTTCCTGGACCCGGTCAGGGCGTCCTCGAGCGCGTCGCGATCGAACCAGCCCCGCACGAGGATGTCCTGGGCACCGCGTTGCGTGCGGGCAGCGACGTGAACCTGGCCCTCTTCGCCGTCGGTGAAGGCCAGGGTGACCTCGCCGCTGCCAGAGGCGACGACGCTCACTCGCTGTCTCCGGTGGCTTCGGCGGGCGCGAAGGGGTCGACCCGGAGGCTGCGGCGAACCCGGCCGCGCGTAAGCAGGCGCACGGCGCCGTTGGCGTGGAGGGTGACCTCCGCGATGTCTTTTCGTTCGACGCCGCGTTCGTGCTCGATCGCGTTCAGGAGGATGTCGACGGCTGCATTGACCGTGGCCTCTTTGGCGATGAGCTCCTCGAGCTCGGCGTCCAGGACGCTGAGGGACTCAGCCTCGATCCGGGTGTCAGCGGTAGGGACGACCGCAGGGGTCGGGGCCGCGGGAGTGGCTGCGGGAGTGGCCGCGGTCTCGTCGGGGTCCTGGTTGGCGGTGTTCTCGTTCATGGTGTTCTCCTTATGGTGGGTGGTCATCGGTGGCTTGCGGGAATGAGGCTGAGGAACTCGTCGGCGGGGAAGTCGTCGGGCCAGCGCGTCCAGATGCGCTCGTAGCGGCTGTTCGCGAGGCGACTCGGGAGGAGGGAGGAGTGGACGGTGTTGCGCGCGAGCCGCCAGTAACCCTCGTGGTTGAGGTTGTCGACGGAAACCTCGGCCGGGTCGATGCCCCACTTCTGCAGGAGCGCCTGTGCTCGAGCGGTGGTGCGTTCCCGGGGTGCTGTCAGCATCATGCTGCTTCCTCGCTTCTCTGTTGTCGGGGCCAGTGGGGGTTGACGACCGCGTTCGGCTCGCCGCCCTTGGAGCGAAGCCACTTCTGCAGGGAGGCGGACTGCCCGGCCTTCCAGGCGATCGACTCGATGTGGACGTCGCGCGGGCTCATACCCTGCAGGCGCTTCTTGCGGAATTGGGCCTGCACGATGCGGCCTGCGGCCACCGCGTCCGCCTGAGCCCCGTGCGCCTCCTCGTCCGTGAGCTGGACGCCGTAGTGCGCCGAGGTGAACTGGAGCTTGCGCGAACCTTTCCGGTACGGGTCGATCGCCTTGTCGATGACGTAGCCATCGAGGACGGCGACGCCCGCCGGTTCCGTTTGTGTGCAAAAAGTCAACGATCTCAGCCACGGCGCCGTGCGACGGCGTTCGGCTTCGAGGAGCGTGAGGTCGTACTGCAGGTTGTAGCCGGCGAGCGGCCGCCCGGAGGCCATGCACTCGGCCTCGATGATCGCGTGGAGCTGGGCGATCATCTCGACCGGAGTGCTGGTGGCCTCCGAGCGGGCGCGCTCGCTGGTGAAGCCGTGGATCGACGCCGCTTCGGCCGGGATCTCCACCCCGGGGTCGACAACCCAGTCCATGCCGTACGCGATCTCGCCGTTTGCACGCAAAACCCCGAGGTAGGCGGTCACGATGCGCGCGGGCAGAGGATCACGGCCGGTGGATTCCAGGTCGAAGCAAAGAGGCTCGATGTTCACGGGTTACCCTTCGTGCTTCGGATGCCAGGCAGCGGCGGCGGGGGCGACGGCGACCGTGGTGTCGTCGAACAGCATGGATTCCATCTCACCACGCTCGTTCAGCGACCAACGCTTCCCGGTGCCCTGATCCAGAAGATCCTGTACCGCGGCGACCTCGTCGGGGGTGTGGGGGCGGGGCGGCGCGCCCAGCGCCTCGACGAGGCTGTGGTCGCTGGTGACCGGGCTCACTCCTCGCCGCCGGCCCCGCCGTCGCGGATCTCGTCGAGTTCCTTCGTGAACTCGGCGGAGACGGACTCGATCAGGCCGGGCGCGAAGTGCTGCGCGATGACCTGCAGGGCGATGCCTCCCACCTGGGATGCCAGGATCATCACGGCCTCATCCTCGTCAACGTAGCGAGTGGGGAAGCCGTCCTTGATCGGCACGAACTCGCGGTACGTCGTGCCGTCGACCATGATGCTCAGCTCGATGGAGCGCTGCGTGAGCGAGGCTTCGAGGGCGTCGATGTCGTCGGTCATGCGGATGCCTCCTGGCGGCTGATGGTGAGGACGGAGAGGGTGATGGTGCGGTGCTCGATGAGCTCGCGCTCAGATGCGAAGCTGGTGTGCTCGATCTTGTCCGTGTAGGTGGCGACTTCGAGGGTGTCCCAGATCGCGACGCGGTCGTGGTCGATGACCTTGTTCTCGAGGGAGGTGACCGCGCTCGAGAGCTCCAGTGCGATCGTGGCCGCGGTGGTGCCCTCGGAGAGGGCGACCGTACGGTCGACGGTGATGTGGCGGCTCACGTGCGCACCGCCTCGGGCGAGTCCTCGTCGGGGGCGGCGTGGGACTCCACCCAGTCGTCGAGGTAGGCCAGGTACTCGACCGTCTCGGGGTCACCCTTGCCCGCACACTCCTGCCGCGCGAGGACCCGGTAGGCGATGGCCAGCCCCCGCAGGATGTCGGATCTGACGACTTCGTGGGTGAACTTCGCGCCGTCGGCGGCGTCCGAGGTTGCGGCCTGCGTGAGAGACGGCTCGTAGCGGAGGTCGAAGGCTGCCAGCTCGTTCGGCACGCCCTCGCGGACGCGGATCGCGATGGTCGCGGGAAGGGTGGGGCGGCTCACTGCTGGACCTCCTTGGGGAGGTTGCCGCGCTTCGTGCCGCGGTTGGCGATGAACCTCGCGATGCGGTTCGCCGAGCGGGCGCTCGAGACGCCGAAGACGCGCGCGAGGGGGCCGCGGCTGACGGAGTCCTGCGGGAACAGGTCGCCCTTGGTGCGGATGACCGGCTCCTGGACGAACGCGCGGAGGATGACCGGCGTGGGCTCCTTCGTCTTCTTCGAGTACAGGCCGCGGGCGGTCTCGGCGTACGTCGGGTTGCCGGTCAGCTCGGTCGCCTGGCGGAGCGCGCGCTGGTTCTTCTTGCGGGCCTTGCGGATCTTGGTGCTCATGGTGTGTCCTCTCGATCGGTGGTGGGGAGTAGCTCGACCTGGAAGGTCGAGCCGGGGCGGGTGGGGGCGATGAACGGCTCGCCGTCGACCTCGAAGGCGACCAGCTCGGTGCCGATGCCCGCGGGGAGGTCGGTGACGGTGGCCTCGACGCCGATCATGTTCATCGACGGCTCCCCGGGGTGGGAGAGCTGCGCCCAGCCGGGGCCCGTGAGCGCGACGGTGTCGCCGATGGATGGGTAGAAGACGCTCACCAGAGCGTCACCTTGTAGATCGCCGCGAAGCCCAAAATGGGAAGGAATGACATCACGACTGCGAGCGCAATGATGAGGCATCCGGCGAGCGGGGAGCCATCGTCGTCCGGTCGGAAAGCGGTCACAGGCTCGCCGCCAATCGTGCGAGCTCGTCGACCTTGGCGTAGAGCTCCTCGAGCGTGCCGTCGTTGTGGAGGACGAACGTAAAATCGTCCGCGCCGACGCTGTTCTCACTCGAGTGCGCCGCTGTCGCGGTCGACGGTGCTTCCGCTCCGGGCCGCTCGACCCAGAGAAGCCAGGCGGTCGGGCTGTACTTGCCCGTGATGAGCTGCAGCTCGTTCGGGAACCGCAGGCCGGTCAGGACGACCGGGATGCCCTTCTCCTCGAGCTCGTCGATGCGTCGGCGGACGATGTTCGTCCAGGTGTCCTCGCCGATCATCTTCCGGCCGACCTCGGTTCCGAGCGCCTGCAGGAGGCGGCGGACCTCGGGGATCTTCTTGGCCTCGATGTAGCCGAGCTGGCGCACGATCTCCGAGTAGCGTTCGGGTTCGTGCTCCCGGATCACCTCGACGAAGGGGTCGAGTGCGAGCATCGCCTCATGGAGGGCGTCGCTCATGCCGATCTTGACGTAGCCGTGGTGCCTGACGAGATGATCGGCGATTTCGTCTTTTCCTGCGCGGAGCTTGCCGCCGAGTCCGATGACGGTCATGCCTTGGCCTCGCGCTCCACGACGGCGACGCCGAGGAGGCGGCGGAGTGAGAGCTCCCAGTCCCCGCTCGCCAGGGCCGCGATGATCTCCTCGGATCCCTCCTTGACTCGCCCTCCCAGGTCCCAGCCTCCGTCGATGGTGTTCACGGTGGTGCGGATGAGTCCGGGTCCAGCGGCGTTGTACCGGTAGTCGATGGTCGCCAGGATGGTGTACTCGACGGTTCCCTTGGACTGGAAGGCCGCCTGACGTACGGCCACGATGTGATCGTGATCTCGGGCGGTCACGGTCCACCACGCGCGCCTGTTCCGTCCGGGCGCGAGGCGGATCCGGTCTCCGACCTGGATCTCGCTGAGTATGCGGGTCATGCGGCCTTCTCCTTGAGGGTGTCGAGCGCGCCCCATCCAGCGAGGATGCGCTTGCCGGTGATGTGTCGGTTGTAGGGCTGATCGAAGAGGACGTGCTCCCACTCAGGGACGACGGCGCCGGTGATCTCCGGCTTGTCGTCGATGAGGATCGCGCCGCGCACGAGGGTCTTGTCATGGGTGAGGATGAGGTCTTTCACCCACGCGGTACCGAGGTGGTTGGCGACCCAGTCGACCTTGTCGGAAGCGCACGTGGGGTTCGTGGCATCCGGGGTGGAGCAGAGCTTCACCGTCGCGCCGAGGTCGCGGAGGAGGTACATGCCCTCCACGGCCCCGCCGATCGGGTTGAGCCCGGCGTAGAAGCCGGGGGTGGCCTGGATCGCACGGATGGCCTTGCGCTGCATCTCGGTGGCGCCGAGATCCCAGCGGGTCTCGTCCAGGCCCTCGGGGTCGACGCCTCCCTCTTCGAGCCAGTCGAACATGCTGCCGTACCAGTCAGCGAGCACGCCGTCCATGTCGACGAGGACGACCGAGCCGGGCGTGACGATCACTGATCGCGTCCGCTCGAGTCGATGATCGTCTCGCCGGCCGAGTAGACCTCGTCGGTGGTGCGCTCCGGGCGGGTGATCGCGGCGATGCGCGCTTCGGCGGCCTCGTCGGCTTCGGCCTCGGCATCCTCGGCGCGCACGCGGAGCGCGGTGGTGATGTCAGCCCAGAAGCGGTCGGATCCGCGCTCGGGCCCGTTCGTGAACAGGTTGCCGAAGATTGTGAACGTGCCGTCCCGGTACTCATTCAGCTCGAGCGCCTCGATGACCTTCTCGAGCGTGTCGCGGCGGATTTCCGCCTCACTGCGCGCGGGCGTCGCGTAGTCCACGCCGATCACCACGCGCTCCTCCGCGGCCGCATCCTCCGCGGTGGCCAGCTTTGCACGCAATTCGGCGTTGTCGGCCTGGAGTGCGTTGACGTTGGCGAGGCGAAGCAGTTCGAGGCTCGCCAGGGCGCGGTCGGCGAGCGATTGCCAGGGCCACGAAATCGGCGACGGCGCTTCGTGGCCGAGACCCTCGGCCTCGTCGACGTGGCGGAGGATGGCGTGGGTGAGGGCGTTGATTTCGGCCTGGGCCCGCTGGAGATCGGCCCAGATTTGGCGCTTAGAGGTCACTGCTCGCCCCCCTCGTAGTCGAACTCGGGGAGGAGGTTCTCAGGCTTGATGAGCACGCGGTGGTGGTAGACGCTGACGTCGATGGTGCCGAGCTGCTGCACGGTGACGATGTCGTTGTCGCCCTTCACGACGAAGTGCTTGGTGTACTGGTCGGGGCCGATCTTGCAGGTCACCTCGAGGGCGCCGGCGAGGAAGGAGTCGGCGGACTCCAGCGAGCAGCGGCCTTCGACCTGCAGGGCCACCTCGGCGCCGAAGCCGGTGGTGACGGTGATGCGGCGCTCGATCTCGAACTGCTCGGCGGCGGTGGAGATGTTGCGGGAGGCGGTGTCGGCGTCCGTCGTGCAGGCGGTGAGCCCGATGGTCAGGCCGGCGACGACGGCGGCGGCCGCGGCGATGCCGCGGATGGTCCTTCTCTTCGTGGTGTTCATGGTGGGTCCTTTCAGTCGGTGGTCTCGGTGGGGGCGGGGACGAGCGTGGCGCCCCAGAAGGGGGCGGGTTCTTCGGGGGAGTGGAGATGTACGGCCCACTCCTCGCCGCTGGTGTCCTGGATGACGGGGGTGTCGTCGTACCAGAAGTCGGTGATCTTGTGGCGGGTGCCGGCCTGGAGGCCGACGACGCCGAAGGCGTTCCAGCCGTTGCCGGTCAGCTCGACGAGGGAGCCGCGTTCGAGAGCGGTCATGCTGCGGCCGCCTCGATTCCGGGGGCCTGCTCCTCGAAGGTCGCCACGGGGGCCGGCGCGCTGGTCGCTTCGATCGCCAGGAGGGTCGCGTTGTAGCGGTGCAGGGTGTCCGCCAGCGCCTCGACGTCGGACCCGGCGGCGATCGCGGCGTTCTCGTAGCGCTCCTTCTCGGCGGTCTTGCGCTTGATACGATCGAGCGTGCTGTCGCGAAGGAGGGTCAGGACCTCGATCGGCTGGGCCTCGTTGACGGTCTCGGTGATGCCGTCAACGGTGATTCTGATACTCACGGGGTGGTCTCCTTCGGTGTGGCGGTGGCCTGTTCGGCCTTCCATTGGCGGACGTAGTGGGTCTTGCAGAGGCCCTTTGAGCCGTGCGGGTTCGGGCAGCCGTCGACGGAGCATCCGCGGGCTCGGATCTCGGCGAGCGTGCGCCGCGATGTCGGCTTGGTTGCGGGTGGCATGGCGACCGGAGTGTTGCCGGCACGGTCCTCGGCCACCCACTTTTCGAGGGTCTGCTCCGCGCGACTGACGCCGAAGTTGCGGAGGACGAGTCGGCGGAGGCTTCTGCTGGTGATGTCGGGGACCGCTCTCGCTTTCGTGAGCACGAAGTCGATCTCTTCCTGCGTCACGGGCGGCCTTCTCCGCGGTGCGAGGTTCGTGTTCGGGCCGCCCATGTCGAACGCGCCGACGCGTCGCTGGGTGAAGTTGCTCGCCCGGCTCATCGCGCAGGCCGCTTCTTGCGCGGCGCGGGCTTCTTGAGGGCGGCCTCGGCCTTCTGGGCGGCGAGGCGGGCCTGGGCGCGCTCGAGGCGGGTCGGTTTGGTGGAGAGCATGCCGAGCACCTCGGTCATCAGCAGCGCGAGGAACGGCATGAGTGCGGCGAGCGAAGCTCCGGTGTATCTCTGCAGCGCGGGTGCGGCGTCGGGGGTGTCTTCCCAGACGTGGAAGAAGTTCGCGGCCGCGGAGATGCACGCCAGCCCGACGGCGGAGACGGTGAGGATCCACGTCGACTCGCCGCGGGTCTTCCGGGGGAAGCGGGCGAGGGTGAGGACGATCAGGGCGACGTCGATCGACATCGGCACGAGGAATGTCAGCAGCGGCGGGAGCAGCAGCCACGCGCCGACCGCGGTGAGGCCCTGCCACGACACAGCGATCATCGCCATGGCGACGACGGCGACGCCGATGTTGACGGCGTGGTAGAGCCACGGAGCGTCCCCGTTGAAGCGCGCGCCGGCGCCGGTCTTCGCACGGCGGTGGGTCGGGGCTTCCTGTACCGGCGCAGCCGGTTCGGCGGCGGGCTTGGTCGTGCGCTTGCGCGGCGCTCGGGGCTTCTCGGGCGGGATCGAGGCAGCGAACTCCTGCAGGATGCGGCTCGCGGGGTCGTCGGGCGTCGACGTCCCGATGACGCGGCCTGCGCTGTCGTCGGGCGCGGGATTCGGGATGACGGCCGGCGTCGACTCGACGGATGCTGCGCCGAGGGCGGCGAGGCTCGCGATCTCGTGCCAGCCGCGCTCGCCTGAGCCGACGACCGGCGGGGTGGTGCCGGTGTAGCCGGTGGGCGTGGTGTCGCGGGGGTCGAGCTGCGGGATGACGGGGAGGCTCATCGGTCGAACACCGCCAGTCGCGCGACGTGGAACGCGCCGATCAAGAGGGCGGCGAGGATCACGAGCGGCCAAACGATGCCGAGCAGGGCGAGGATCGCGGCGGTCCGGTCCTTCTGGGCCCAGGCGACCGCGCCGATCGCGATGGACCAGCAGAGGGCGACGAAGAGGTAGAGGATCATGCGGCGGCCTTCTTGAGCCGGGCGATCTTCGGGAAAGGTCTGAACTCGAGCATGGTGCTCCTCTCTGCGGGCAGCGCGGGGCGCTGCGGGGGAGTCGTTCGGGGTAGGCCGGAGCCCGGCGGGAATCAGTTCCCGTAGAGCGCGATGATCTCGCGGGCCCAGGCGAGCTTGTCCTCTACGCGCTGTCCGGCCGGCTGTGACTTCGACCACAGCTCAAGGTTCTCGAGCCGATTGTCGTGGCGGACGCCGTTCTTGTGGTGGACCTCTTCGGATCGAAGCAAGGGGCGGCCGAGGTGCTGCTCCATGACGAAACGGTGCTGGAGTTGAGCCATCCGCTTGCCATTGTGGGTAAGCGAACGCGAGACGTAGCCTCGGTTCGTCAGGTACCAAGGTCCCCACTCGCCGCAATGCTGCGCCCAGTGCGGCGCGTCGAGCGGATAGCCACGTCGGTCGCGGTCGTAGTGGAGCTTGCAGTACCCGTGCGCGTAGTGGCGCCGGTCACACCAGTCGAGAGAGCAAGTCCTCAAGCTCGCCGCTCCTCTCGATTAGTGCGATGTCCACGCCCGCCGGGCGTTCCGAGCCACTTCCGGCCTTGTGGGCTCCGAGTGACTGTCCGGCTGTTTTGTGTGCTACCGGCCTTACACGTTTAACACTAGCGGTGTTTTGCGTACTAATCGAGAGCTTTTCACCCCGGTTCTGCACCAATTTGAGGGGTTTTTGGTACGCGGGGGAGGGGCCTGGCGGCGCGGTAGGGCTGGGAGGGAGCGACCTCGGTCGGCTGGGACGCGCCTAGGTGCGTCTGGGGTTCTCGTGGGCCGCATGGGGCGTTGGCGTCTGAACGTGGTCGACCCCCGGCGCACTGGAGAGGAGCAGCGTGCCGGGGGCCGTGGGGCGGAGTCTAGGGCGGGGTGTGGGGGTATACGTGTTCGCGGTGGCTGGGCTGAGGGTGGCGTGTGGGTGGGTGTCGCGCGGGTCTCAGCGGGGTGTGGCCAGGATCGCGATGAGGGCGATGACGATGGGGACGGCGGCGATGCCTGCGAGGATCCCGATCGCCTTGGAGGCGCTGCCGGTGTATTGGCCGGGGTCGGTGGGTGCGACGGGGCGGGGGAGTTGGACGTGGTCGGTCCAGTCGGTGCCGTCGAAGTAGCGCTGGGGGATGAGGGCCTTGTTGGTCCACGGCTGGGTGGGGTGCTTCGGGTCTGGGTACCAGCCGGCGGGGGTGCTCGAGCTCATGGGCACAGGGTAGTGGGTGCGGGTTTCTGGGGAGGAAAATCTTCTGGCGGTGGAACGGGGGTGGGGTGTCGGTGTCTGGTGAGGGGTTTCGGGGCGTGGTCTGATAGGCGTATGGGTAGGACGCGGTATTCGGCGGAATTCAGGGCCGCGGCGGTGGCGCGTGTGCGCGAGCTGGAGGCGGTGGGTGGATCCCAGGGTTATCCCGGGAGGGCGGGCTTCGTGAGGCCAGTCGCGCGCGAGTTCGGCATGCCCGCGGCGACGCTGCAGTCCTGGGTGAACGAGCGGCCAGCGAAGTCCCGTCAGTCGACCCTGGAGGATCGGCTGCGCGGAGCCGCGATGGTTCTCGACGAGGGCATGACCCCGCGAGAGGTGAGTGAGGCCCTCGGTGCGAGCATCCAGGCGGTAAGGCAGTGGGTGCGCGACGAGAAGGCTCGCAGGAGCGGGGCCACAGGGGGCTGAATCCGGGGGAGGGGGTGGCTTGTGTGCGGGTGCAGCCCGGCGGTACCTTGCCCTGTTCTGGTGGGTCAGAATTCGAGTGGTTTTCTGGTCTGACCTGGCTATTTCGGTGTATCAGATGCCGCGTTCTGTGGTACACTTTAGGTACAGAGAGACCCCCGCACCGGGTGCAACCGGCCGGGGGCATGACCATCCAGGTAAGGACTGAATGATGACTGTCATTGTACTCGACCGCCCGATTACCCTCAATGTGACCCATTCGGTTGAGCTAGCTCCCGAATGCCCCGTGTTGGTGCGAGCGCATGCCAGGCGACGCCCCACCCGCATCGTCGCTGAGCTCCGCGCCGAACGGGAAACCCAACTAAGGGAACGCATTCGTGTAGCCCGCGAAGTCCTCCACCTGACGGAGGTCGCCGGCATGCCCAACGGGTACGCCCTCGCCGCCGTACGCACCGCGTGTATGGACTTGGCGTCATTCGTGTACGGTTTGGCCCGTGGCACCATTGAATCCCGTGCGCTTGTGTCGGCCTACGCCCCCGAATGCGCCTACTAGCGCAGCCCCCGCGATGACCTCCCGCACCCCCCTCATCCCCCGCACCCTAGGCGACTGGCTCGCATGCCTGAGCGTCACCGCGCTCCTGAGCATCGTCCCCCTCGCGTACCTGTTCCTGTAGACCCGATAGCACGCAAAAGGACACACAATGGCCGCCCCCACCGCTTACCCCACGCCCGAACGAACCGCGGAAAGACTTGACCCCCACAACCGCGAACGCAAAGCAGCGAACACGCCCTACGCCTACGCGGACGGGTGCGGCACATGGCACGCCGTCATCCCCGCCGACCGCGACAACCCCGAACGGATCGCCCGCGCACTCATCCGCGACGAAATGGACATGCGCGGAGAACGTGGCCCCGGTCATCGCGTGCGCGTTCGTCGCGAAAACCCCGACGCCCGCACCGGCTCCGACCTCCGATTCATCGAACGCTGACCCCACCAAACCAACCCAGACAGGAGACACCCCCATGAGCACCCCGAACAACACCCGCGACAACACCCGCACCCGCACCGCCCGACAGAACACCCTCAGCCGACGCCGCGCCCGTGCCGTGAAGCACGCCCAGCCTGTCACCGTGTCCGGTCGCCCCCGGTTCGTCTAGCTCGGCCACCCCGAGCACGCCCCGAACCTAGCTATCTCCGACTCATAGGAAACGGCCCTCTCACACCCCACTACCTAGAGTGTGTATTCCAGTATTAGACGATAATACATATATACATTCATAGTCTAAGTCAAACTCAGAATCTGACTTTTTCCGCATGATTCCGGGGAACCAAATACATATTTGGTGACACCACCCCTAAAACCGTGCACCAACCCTCAATACGTCTCAAGAATCCGCACCAAAGGCCCGTATATCCGGTTCAATTCCGTGAGACGTACACCCCCTTGAGACACCATTTCAGACACCCTCTCGCAGAATACGTGCAACGGCCCCCACGCCCCCGCACACCCCCCGCCTAACTATCTCAACACCCACCGCCCACGAAAGAGGCACCCCATGAGCGCTACCGCCACCCTCACCGCTCCCGAGTCCGCGACCACGGCAGGGGAGTGCATCGCCCTTCCCCTCACCGCGGACCTCACCGCCGCATTCCGCGCCGTCCTCCCGTTCGCGAGTAAGGACGCCGTTTCGCTCGTCCTCACCACGGTCCGGGTGAGTCAGCGCTACCTCACCGCGACCGATCGCTACGCGATTGCACGCTACGAACACACGACGTACGACGAGAGTGTGTCTCGCCACGGGGAGGACGGCCCGACGCTCCCCGATTTCGCCGTTCTGCTCCCGCGCGAGGCGGTCGAATGGGTCGGCAAGCTCAAGCCGACAGGCGGGCAGGTACTGAACATCACGGCCGGGTCCGTGACGGTCAATTGGTCGCCGGATGACGTGGAATCGGCGCTCGAATTCGAGCCCATGCATCTCAACTTCCCGCCCGTCGAACGTCTCATTTCCGAGCCGTCCGCAGACGCCGTGGAGGTGTCGCCGTTCGCTATCGGTACCGACCGTCTGGATCAGCTCGTCAAGGCCGGTAAGGCCCTGGCGCGCGTCGTCGGCAGAAACGCCGCATGGCGGTTTCAGCTCCCGGACCCCCGCAGGAGTCACAAGAACGCCCCCGTTCGCGCCACGCTCGGGGAGCGCATGGTGACCATGCTTCAGCCGATGCTCAACGTCCGGTAACCCGGCCCCCGACCCTCCCACACGCGCCCGCGTCACCCTCACAGAAAGAGCACCCATGAACACGACGCACACGCCCGACACCGCCACGATCACGGCCCCCTACCGGATCGGAACCGACGCCCGCCCGGATTGGAAGGTCCGCGCCCGCACGCACGGCCCAACCCGGCCCCGCACCCTCACGACGCAGACGCAGACCGGAACGGTCCCGATCGGGACAGTCGAGGATGCCCACCGCGCGGGAGCGCTTGCCCTCGCGCGCAAGATCAACCCCGCCGCCACTGTCACGCTGCACTCCCGCGGCCCGCGCGGCGACGCGTTCGATTGGGCCGTCATCCTCCCCGCACCCATGGCCCCCAGCGACGACGTGGCGGTGACCCTGTGAGCGCCCCGGCCATCGTCGGCCCCTGGCAGCACGACGACGACGAATATTCGACGCAGTACGCCGAAACGTCCGACCCGCGCATTCTCGCCGTGATTCAGCGCGACGACATGGCCGACGCCCCGGACGGCGACGCCGACGCGCCGGCATTCTGGATCGAGTACCGCAGCGCCTACACCGTGAGCCCCGCGGGCCACACCTGGCAGGACGACGACGCGGAGAACATCGCGGAGCGCTACGCCGACGCGCTCGAACGGTTCGCATACCGCGTGACCCACCGACCGAACAGCGACACGAACCCCGGCTACTTGCTCCCGCGCTACGAGTACGCCCCGCGCCGCGTGCAACAGACCGACATTCTCGCCCGTTGGCTCCGCATCTTCCACGGCACGCAGGTTGTCGAGATCGACCGGCGCGGCGCGTCCTACGGCGTGGATGGCCGCGTGCTGATCTTCGACACCCCCGGCTATCGCGCCGACATGGGCACCCCCGCACTCGGCACCGATCCGGCGCTCGACGCGGCCTATCTCGACGGAGACCGCGCGACCTGGGCCGCGTACATGGAAGGTGACGTGTTCGGCGTCGGGTATGCCACCATGCCCACCCGCACCACGAACGAAACGCCCGTGAGCCTGCGGGACGTCACCCCGGACGGCGACACCTGGGATATCCAGATCGAATGCTGGGGCCACTACGGCGAGACCTACGCCCGTGAGACCGCCGCCGGTTTCGAGTACGGCACGCCCAACCTCCCCGCCATGCTCGACGGCACCGCACCCGAGGGGGTCGCCGCGTGAACGCTACCGCCCGCACCGTCGTTCATGATGGATTCTGGTTCGATGAGGCCACGCTCATGCCCGAGCACGTCGGCAAACTCGTAATGATCGACCACTACGCACGCCGTGACTTCGGCCCGACCGGCGCGACCCGGCTGGACGCGCGGACCTACGTCGGCACGCTCGCCGGATTCACGGAGGACCGCGGGCACTTCGACTACGGCCCCCGAGACCTCGGCTGGCAGGCGGGCGAGAACGGAAACTACACCCACACGGAGCACCCCGACATTTCCGCCCACGGCGAGAAATTCGATGTCACCGTGTTTCTCGCGGACGGTCGGACGTTCACGGTCAAGGATGAAGATCGAGCCTACGTCCACGTGTTCCGGCAGGAGGTGAGCGCGTGAGCGGGCACGTCATCGCCGACCCCGACCCGCGCTCATTCGCCGCCGAGCCGAGCGAGTACCCCGTGAGCGGTGACCTCATTGCCCTCCACCTGCGCGACCCGCACCCCCAGAACGTGAGCGTCACGGGTCGGCCCCTCAACCGCGTGCCGTTCGGTGACCTCCTTTGGCCGGCGGTCGCTGCGTCCACTCACCCCGGCCGCCGTTAGCACGCAAAAACCCCCGCGCGCCTCTTGTGGTGCGTACCAAAGACCGTCAAACTAGATACACGTATACGGCACACGCCGAGATTGGACACCACACCGTGACCACGCACTACGCCCCCAACGCCCGCGAAACCTTCAACGCCCGCACCGCCGAGCACAACGCCGCGATTGCCGCGCTGACCCTCACGCCCCCGCAACGGCGCGCGGTCCACGCCGTCGCCACGGGCACGGATCAATTCACCCCGGGCGACCACGTCCAGCTCATCGGCCCGAGCTGGCTGGAAGCCGGCATGCTCGGGCATGTCATCACGATCACCGATACCGCGAAAGGCGGCGGCTACTTCGCTAGCGAGCCGAGCGAAGAATGGTACGTCGAAGCCGAAACCGGCTCACAGTACGAGGGAACGCTCGTCACCATCCACCCGAAGACCACGGACGCCGAGAGCCGCGCTCGCGCGGAGCGGATCGCCGCGGAGCACTTCCCCTACGACGGCACCGAACCCGACACCGTGACCGAATGCCGCCGCCGCGCGGTGGCCGCGGTCCTGCAAGCCCTCACCGAGAAGGAGAACGCACGATGAGCACCCACGCACTCACCCCATACGACACCGGCGCCCGGGCCGAACCCCTCACCGTCCGCGAGACCTCCGAGGATGCCAACGCCGACATGCGCAAGGCCCTGCAGGCGTGGCGCGAGGCCGAAGCCGACTTCGCCGCCGCATGCGAGCGCGAGGAGGAGACCGGGCTCGAGGTGCCCGCCGACGCCTACTACGCCCGCGATGACGCCGCGGTGACCTTCGCGGAGTTCGCCGCCGAGTGGATCGCCCGCCGCCTGAGGGTGAGCGCGTAATGGGCTCTGCAACGTTCAGCACGCCGGAACAGCACGCGGCAAACCCGCCCGAGTCGTGGCGCGTGACGCGCGTTCAGCAAGGGTCGCGCGTGCGCTGGCAGGTTCGCATCCACACCGATTCCACCTACCCCGCCGAGTCGTTCAGCACCAAGCGCGAGGCTATGTTGTCCATTCGCCCTGAAGGTCGTTTCGGCAAGCTCTACGAGGACGCGCGCCGCTACTTCGCGGGCGAACCCGTCGAGGGTGGGGTCTATCGCCACTGCCGCCCCTGGGCGGCAGTGGTCGCCGAGAAGGAGGAGCGCGAGCGCGCCCGAGCGCGCAAGGCCGAGCGCGCCGGGTTGCCGTCCACTCAGCGCGTCATCGACCGGCCCGACTCGTGGCTTCGCCGCCAGTACGCGAAGGAGTCCGCCGCCGTGCTGAGCGGCGACGGGGCGGCGGTGCTCGCATGATGTTCGCCAGCAAGACGCCCCACGACCTCAACAGCGACCCCGAGCCGTACGCGAGCAGCGCCCCCGACTTCGAGCGCTACGAGCACGCGGAAGACAACCCGCGGACCCACCCGGTCACCTTCGACCCCCGCCCCGAGTACGACCACCCCCAGCACAACGAGCCGAACCCGATCCTCCTTTGGCACCGCGAAGCCACGCGATCGGGATGGAGTCCCGTAGCCGCCCGCTACATCCTCACCCACTGGAAGAGCACCGTGGGTATCCTCCCCGCCCTCGGCATCGCCACGTTCACGCCCGACCACGCCGACCACGCCCGCCGCGTCCTCACCCGCCTCGCTCGCTTCACAGAACAGGAGACCCCCGCATGAGCGCCCCCGCATTCACCCTCACGATGCCCGCCGCCGAGTCGGGCGACCAGATCGCCGCCGTTTTGCATGCTGTCGCGGACCACTTCGCGAACAACGTGGACGGCCTCACCCCGCCGCCGTCGAGCGGCGTCCAGAAGATCGAGGGCCGCCCCGTGGCCGAATGGAGCGTGACCCCGTGACCATCGAACCGAGCGCTACCTACGAGGCCGAGCGCGCGAGCTACTGGCGCGCACAAGAAGACTTCCGCGACCTCGCGCAGGCCGAGATGATCCGCCTCATGCCGGAGGGAATCGCCGCCCTCGTCATCGAACTGAACGACGCGGACCCGCCGCGCCTCTCCGTCGTGGCCTACCGCGACCCCGACGGCACCGACCACTACCCCGAGGACTGGGCGGACGGGGCGGACGACCAGGGTCGTTATGACGCGCTCGACCAGATCGCCGCTGACCTCGACGTGAGCGACTGGCACGAAGCGGACGGCTTCCTGTTCGGTGACCCGGACGACCCGAACCGGTTCGTCGTCGAGCGGGAGGCCTGAGCGGTGAGCCTGCACCACGACGACGCCGCACGTCTGTTCGACGCGCTCGCGCTGTTCCCCAGCCTGTCCACCGAGGAGCGCGCCCGGATCGCCAACGCCGCCGAGAGCCAGCATCCGGCCGCATGGGCGGATGCCAAGAAGATTCGCCTCGACCGCAGCACCTTCATGCGCGCGTTCACGCTGAACGAAGCGTGCCACTGGGCATCCAACCCCACCGCAGGCCAGATCATCACAGGCCTGAACTACGCCGCCGGCATCGTCGCGGCCCCCGAAACGAAGGAGAACGCATGAGCACCTGGAACGTCATCACCATCGAGCGCCCCGGCGCGCTCACGCTCGACACCCTGCCGGATGCCCTCACCCGCGACGGGGAAATCTGGGAGGGCCGCGACGAGGACGACACTCGCGTCGGCTTCCCGGACCGCATGAGTCCGCTCGGATACGAGATCAAGGGGCGCGACGCCGACCCCGACGGCGTCATCAAGATCAGCGGGCACAGCAAATGGCGGGCTGACGACGCGATCGAAGCCCTGATCGAACTGTCGAAGACCACCGGCCGGATCACCCATCACGAGGAGTGGGACGACGACGAGGTGGGGCAGTCGGTGAGCGTCTACGAGAACGGCGCGGAGGTGCGAGAGGTGCGCAAGGTGAGCGCTCTCGTTCCCGCCAACCTCCCCGACCTGATCGCGGACGCGCGCAAGAGCATCTGGCGCGACCCGAAGAACGGCGACATCACCATGCCGCTGCACGGCGGTGGCGCAGCGATCATGGCCCTCCTCGACGCTCTCGATCCGGAAGGAGCCTCCGCATGAGCCTGACTTGGGACGACCTCCCCGGCGACACCGCCATGCACTTTTCCGACATGGAGCAGACCATCGACCGCGTGAACCGAGCCCTCGACGGCAGCGCCGACGGATACGACCTCGACGACCTCCGCATCGACGTCGAGGAGATCAAGGACTGGGTCATTCGCATCGAGGGGGAGTTGAGCCGATGAAGTCCCCCGAAGAGATCGCAAACGCCGTTCTGGAAGCGGGCGCAGGGGCGCTCGACGCGCTGTATGCACCCTTCGAGAAGATCGAAGCGGGAGACGTCCATGAAGCGGACGTGGTGGCGTGGATCAGCGCCGCCATCAAGGCTGACCGCGCCCAGCCCCTCGGCCGCCTCGAAAGCCTCTACGCCTACGACTGGACCCCGCGCGGGGAGGACGTGGTGCGCTCCGACGACGAGACCCCCGAGGCCCCCATCCTCATCGTGCAGATCGACACCCCCACGGACATCGGCCGGATCCGCGTCTACATCAACGACGGCCGCATCTACGACGGAGACCCGGAGACCGGGCAGGAATGGAGTTTGACATGACCACTTACAGCTTCGAGTTCACAGGTGTCGAGAAGGTCAACCCGTTCGGCTACACCGTGCGGCAGATCCGCGCAACGCGCGACATCCCACGCGCCGGAGTGAAAGCCGGCGACGTCGGCGGATGGATCGAGTCGGCCGAGCTGGCGAACGGCAACGCCCGGGTCTCCGGCAACGCCTGGGTCTCCGGCAACGCCTGGGTCTCCGGCAACGCCCAGGTCTTCGGCAACGCCCAGGTCTTCGGCAACGCCCGGGTCTCCGGCAACGCCCAGGTCTTCGGCAACGCCCGGGTCTCCGGCGACGCCCGGGTCTCCGGCAACGCCCAGGTCTCCGGCAACGCCCAGGTCTTCGGCAACGCCCGGGTCTCCGGCAACGCCCAGGTCTTCGGCAACGCCCAGGTCTTCGGCAACGCCCGGGTCTCCGGCGACGCCCGGGTCTCCGGCAACGCCCAGGTCTACGGCAACGCCCCGGTCTCCGGCAACGCCCAGGTCTTCGGCAACGCCCAGGTCGAGTCGACATGGGACTACATCGCCGTCGGCCCGATCGGGTCGGAGAACGTCACTGCGACGCTCGTGCGGACGGCGACCGGTCATCTGCTGAACGTCGGCTGCTGGACGGGGATGCTCGACAGTCTGCGCGCGGAGGTCGAGAACCGGCGACAGAACTGGCACGCGGATGAAGCGGCGCAGGAAGTGTGGGTGGCGCAGTACGATGCGCTGTTCGCTCTCGGAACGGCGACCGCCACCCGATGGGATGCCGTCCAGTGACCGCCCGACAGTACCTCGGCACCGGCGAGGAGCGCATCGCGTTCGGCGGGTCGATCTGGCTAGTCGACGCGAGCGGCGAACCCGTCGACCTCACCCCCTACGAGGGCGCCCTGCCTCACGGCGTCTTCGCCCCCGTGAACAGCGACTACGGCATCGAGCGGGACGACGAACTCGACGTCTTCGAGACCGACTTCGACGCCGCCGCCGCGATCCGCGACTACCTCACCACCATCACCGGCCAGACGTACACGATCTGGTACGACGCAGAACAGGAGAACACACCGTGAGCCAGACCTTCACCGTCAAGAACTACAAGGGCGTCCAGGAGATCACCCTCCAGCCGGAAGGATCCCTCGTCGTCATCGCCGGAGCCAACGGAGCGGGCAAGTCCAGCTTCATCGACGGCATCTGCGAACTCTTCGACGCGCGCGGAACCAAGCTCACCCCGAAGCCCATCCGGGACGGCGAGGACGAGGCGCGCGCCGAGTTCGTCGACACCAACCTCGGCATCCGCATCACCCGCACCTGGAAGAAGGACGACGGCGGCAAGCTGGAGGTCGTCAGCCTCGACGGCACGCGCTTCCCGAAGCCGTCCGACGTCGTCGCCAAGCTCACCGGCGGCGTCATCTTCGATCCCGTGACCTTCCTCAACCTCGACGCGCGCAAGCAGCGCGACGCCCTGCTCGCCAAGGTCTCCCTCCCGTTCGACCTCGACGCCATCGACCGCGAGAAGGTCAACGCCGAGGACGCTCGCCGCGAAGCCGGCCGCGACGTCAAGCGCCTCGAAGGAGCCCTCGCCAGCGCCCCCGAGGTCCCCGCCGGCACGCCCACCGAAGAGGTCACCAGCCTCGGCCTCCTCGCGGACCTCCAGCAGGCCCGCGACTGGAACACGTCCATCACGCAGTCGCGGAGCCAGGCGAACGCGATCGAGGAAGCAATCGGGCAGTGGGAGGCCGAGGAGCAGCGCCTCCTCGCCGCGCTGGAGCAGGCTCGCGCCCAGCGCGAAGCCCTCACCGCGCAGCTCGCCCAGGCCCGCGAGCACGCGGCCCAGACCCTCGTGGACACCACCGGGATCGAGACGCAGCTCGCGTCCGTCGACGCGGTGAACGCGAACGTCCGCGCGGCCCGCGAGCGCCTCAAGCTGGAGGGTGAGCTGAACGCCGCGCGCTCCCGCCACGAGGCACAGCAGGCGATCATCGACCGGATCGAGCAGCAGAAGCGCGACGGGCTCGCCGCCGCGAACTTCCCCGTCCCCGGCCTCGGCGTGGACGAGACCGGCATCACGTTCGACGGCGTGCCGTTCGGGCAGGTCAACACTGCCGCCCGCCTCCAGGTCGCCCTCGCCGTCGCCACCGCCGAGAACCCCGAGATCAAGCTCGTCATCATCCGCACCGGCGACATGCTCGACGACACCTCCCTCGAACGGGTCCGCGCGATCGCCGAGCAGCGCGGCTACACCGTGCTCATGGAGCGCGACCGCGACGGTAGCCGCCAGGTCGGCTTCACCATCAGGGAAGGCAAGCTCGATGACTGACACCACCTTCGCCACCTTCGCCCCCGGCCGCGCCGGCGTCCGTCTCGGCGCCATGCGCGCCAACCTCGCCCGCGACGACTGGTACCCCCGGTTCGAGCGGTCCGGCGTCTACTGGCGGGCGCTGGGCGTCGTCTTCCCCGACGGCGAGACCGTCCGAATCCGGACCACCCCGGCGCGTCGCTTCCAGATCGTCGGCCACGAAGACCTCGGCACGTTCCGCACCCGGGATCACGCCGCCCGTGTCGCCCGCGGAGAAGCGCTGCGAGCGTGGGACGCGTGGGAAGGAGGCGCGCCGTGACCCGCTCGGAATGGCAGGACGAGAAGGAAGCGCTCGAGGAGAAGCTTGAGCCGTACACGCTCGAGAACGAGGCGGGGGAGCGGTACATCAGCCCCCACCCTGCCGTCGCGCGCCTCGCGCGGGCCTACGACCGGCTGTTCCGGTACGGCCTGGAGCGCGGCTGGCTCGGCGGGGAAGCGGTGGCCGCGTGAAGTCGTCGGGAGCGATCGTGGGAGCCGTCGTCATCGTCGCAGCCTTCGCCGCCATCAACGTCGCCGCGGCTGCGGCGCAGCCGACTGCCGTCAAGATCGAGCCTGACCCGCACACCCAGGCCCAGCCCACACCGACCGTCGCCCCCACCACGCCGCCTGCACCCGCCACCCTCGACGCCTACGACATCCTCGCTGAGCGCGGTGAGCCGATGGTCCAGGTCTTCTACTCCACCGACCCCGCCGTGAATTGCGGGCTAACGGTCGGCACATCGGGTGGATGCTTCCACCCCGAACACCCCGAGACCATCGTGCTGTCGCCGGACCTGGAGGGCGCGGCCCTGACCTACATCGTTCTCCACGAACTCGCCCACGTCCGCCAGCACCGCCACGGCGTGCCCCTCGACGAATGCGAGGCGGATGCCGCCGCCGTCGCCTGGGGCGCGGACGAATCCCTCACCACCTACCTTCCTCACTGCTAAGGAGCGCCCCGTGAATACCACCGTCGTCCCCGTCTACACCTACCGCACCCACGAGACCGTCGAACGCCTGGCCGCTCGCGGCATCACCGTCGACGAGCTCGACGTCGACCTCGCGATCGCCAGCGCCGTGACCTCCCTCCACGAGGAGAGCGAGCGCGGCGGCTGGCCCGACCCCGACGACGAGCACACCTGGGCCCGCTACGTCGAGCCGCGCGTCCTCGACCGCCTCGACATCGACCCCGACGTGTTCGGCGAGGCATTCGTCGCCCACGACCGGCCCGCAGAGATCGGGGCTGCGCTGTGACCATCACCGTGCAGCAGACCCTCGCGCTCCAGGCCGTGAAGCTGGCCGACGACGAGTACCGCGCCTTCCGGAAGGCCGTCGAGGCCACCGTGCGCGCCGAGATCGCCGAGCGCGTCCAGGAAGCCTCCGACAAGGTCGCTCGTGCCACCTACGCCGCCCGCCAGGCCGGCCTCGGCCCCACCCGCATCGCGCGGGAGGCGTTCGGCCACGAGGGTCGAGCCACCGTCTACCGCTACCTCGCGCGCGGCGAGGAGCTCGCCGGCGACAGCCCCACGGTCGTCAGCGCCGCCGATGAGGTGGTGTCCGAGTTCGAGTGGATCCAGCCCGGCGTCATCCGCGTCCAGCCGGCCGCGGCCACCCTCGCACCGCTGCTCAGCATGCTCGACATCGACGGAGCAGGCCGCGCGTTCTGGGCCGACTTCGAGATCGCCGACGGGCGCGTGCTCCCGCTCACGGAGGCGTGGACGGCGGAGGAGGGGCGCAACCCGGTCGTTGCGCTCGTCATCGGCGAAGACTCGACCTACCGGGACCGGATCGTCGAGTGGGCAAGTAAGGTGGCCGCGTGATGAAGACGCCCCAGGAGATCGCCACCGCCGTCATTCGCGAGAGCGGGTACAGCGACTTTCCCAAGACCACGTCCTCCGAGCCGCTCTTCGCGCGCGACGTGGCCGTGGAAGCCATCGAGGCCGACCGGGCGCAGCTCGTCGAAGCGATCGAGAAGCTGCTGGATGAGACCAAGCCGCCTCGCGTGTTCGACGAGGAGGACTGGGAGCGCCAGGGCAACAACGGCGCCATCGAGGCGGTCCTGGCTATCATCCGAGGGGAGTCGAAGTGAAGACCCCCCAGGAGATCGCCACCGCGGTTCTCGGCAAGGAGCCCACGCTCCCCGAGGAACGCGCAATCTGGCAGGGCATCGTCGATGCCGTGACTGAGGACCGCGAGGACCGCGAGACCCACTACTCGTTCGGGTCGGACTGGACCGTCGAGCGGCACGAGGTCATGGGTGGCTATGTGACGGACCTGCTCCTCTGGCCCGGAGGCCCGCGCGGCCTCACGGCGGAACCGGTCGCCGTCCTCGCCCTCACCGAAGCCGGCGTCGCCGCGCTCGTCGACACCCTCAAGCCCGGAGTCTGACATGCACAACGACCTCTGCCCCTCGTGTGGCGCATCCCTGTGGAAGCCGCACGACGACTTCCCCGAGATCATGCTGCGGTTCGTGCATCTGCACGAGGGGCGGAAGGTCCGCGAGATCCTCAAGTTCCTGCCGTGCGACCCCTCCCTCGATGAGCGCGAGGCGAAGAAGCACGGTCGCATCACTCCCGCCCAGGAGTGGGCGATCCAGCGCATCCTCGAGGAGCGCCGCACCGACGCCAACCCGGAAGGCTCCCAGGGCGCGCTCCTCGCCGACGACATGGGCGTGGGCAAGTCTGGCCAGCTCGCCGAGGTGCTCATCCGCGGCGGCTTCCAGCGAGCGCTCGTCGTCGGCCTACCCGACACCCACCTCCAGCTCCGCGATCGCATCTACGCCCAGTCCGAGGGCGCGATCCTCCCTCGCCTGATGAACGGGACGATCGCAGGCCGCTTCAACCTCGCCGCCTTCCTCAAGGGCGAGCCCGGCGTCTTCATCGCAGGCTCCCACTTCCTCGTCGCCCAGGACTTCGAAAGCCGCCCCGAGTTCGACAGCGAGACGGGCAAGCCCGTCTGGAAGATGGACTCCAAGACCGGGTGGCCCAAGCTCAAGGAGCGCGGCGACGACGAGATCGGCCCGGCAGCTGCTCCCATCCAGCTCACCAAGTCGCACCACCTCGCGACGTTCCGCGCGAAGCTCAAGAAGCACCCCGTCGACTTCATCGGCCTCGACGAGTGCCAGGTGATCGCCAACAAGCACTCACAGGCCCGCCGCACGCTCCTGTCGATGGGGGACTCGTTCAAGCTCGCGATGAGCGGAACGTGGTTCCTCAACAACCCCGAGAACATGCACTCCGTCACCCGCTGGGTGTGGCCGGGCGAGGACCCCGCCACGGGCCAGAAGTACATCGAGAGCAATCACGCCCTGTGGAAGGCCACGTACCTCACCACCACCCCCGTCCTCAAAGCCGACGGAGAGGTGCTCTACCGGCGCGACCACAACGGCAAGCTCGCCCCCGTCATGAGCACCACGGGGGAGAAGGAGCCGGGCGCATTCGTGGCCACTCTGCCGTGCTACATCCGCCGCGAGGCCGACGACCCGATCCCGGCGCCGCTCGAGCTGTACGTCGACCCCAGCCCCGCCCAGGCCGAGCAGATCGCGGACCTCAAGCGCGACCTGATGACCTGGGTGTGGTCCCACGAAGGCACCGAGGAGCCTCTCGTGGTGAACATGCCGGCGGAGCTGCACACTCGGATGCGACAGGTCACGATCGGCGAGCTCTCCCTCACGCGCGCAGACGGAGCCGTGGACTTCGCGCCCAACGGAGCGTTCGCCAAGGGTGCCCCACTGCGCTACCTGCTCGAGGAGCGCTGGGCTAGCCAGCAGGTCGGGATCTACACCGACTCGAAGATCGGGGCACACTGGATGGCCGCCCGCCTGCAGCGCGCTGGCGTCGACGCTCGCGTCTGGTCCGGCGACCTGTCCCGCGGCGCGCGCGAGAAGCTCAAGCAGGCATTCATCCGCGGCGAGTTCCGCGTCCTGATCTCCACCATCCAGTCTTTCGGCGTCGGCATCGACGGTCTACAGAAGGTGTGCGACAAGGTCGCCTGGATCTCCGACGTCGAAGGCTCGCCCGCGCTCAACGACCAGGCGATCCGCCGCTACCTCCGTCCCGGCCGCCTGATGCGCAACGGCCGCGACGAGTTCGAGCACGCCCGCATCCTGATGCGCGACTCCGTCGACGTCGAGAGCTTCCAGGCCTTGATCGGCAAGGCGTGGAACATGCGCGCCTCCATGACCGCGGCGACCGCCGCTTAGTACGCAAACGAAAGGATCACCCATGACCGACAACGAACGCCCTACTGAGGGCTGGCAGGGCGAGAAGAGCTGGAACACGCCCCGCGCCAAGTACCACTACATCCGCGGCACCGACTCGCTCTGCGGCAACTTCATGTTCTACTTCGGGGAGATCTCGCCGGGCGGCCTCAAGGCGAGCGACTCGAAGGAGGACTGCGCCGCGTGCAAGCGCGCCGTGGCGAAGGAGCTGGCGGCCGCGGCGGGGGAGAAGGGCTGATGGTCGACTTCGCCGCCCTCAGCCGCGATCCGCGAGACATCCAGGCTGAGCCGGGGTCGCAGGCTGCCAGACTGCTCGCCCTCCCCCAGCAGCGCACGTACACCCACGACCTCAAGGGGAAGCTGCTCTACTTCCCGCGCACCGATCAGGTGATGGTCCCGTACCAGATGGCCGATGGGCGGGGTGGCGGCTGGAACGTCGTCGTCGTCTTCAACGGGGAGCGCGCCCCGCGCCACGACGGCACGCGCGGCTGGGCCGCGGGGGAGCCCGTCTACCCGCCGAACGGTCACAGCCTCTTCGTCTCCGACCTTGAGCTGCAGACCGCGATCGAGCTGACCGCCGAGCAGGTTTGGGCGGTCGACGTCGCGGTCGGCGGCGACTCGGAGCGCACCATCGAGATGCCGGCCCGCTCCTTCCAGGGCGCGGAGGCACTCGCGATCTCCAACGAGGCCGAAGGGCACGCCGCGACGATCATCTCGCGGATCACCTTCCAGTCGAAGGATGCCTGGGAGGTGACCGCATGACGCTCGACCTGCAGCCGGCGCGTGATGCGCTGGCCCGATTCAGGGGCGCCCCATCGGCCACCGACGAGGAGCGTTCTCGGTGGGGCCGGGACGACTTCCTCGCCCACGGCCAGGACCGCCGAGACCACTACCTGCGCCATGCGCCCGGGGTCGCCGCAGAGTTGGAGCACCTGCTCGCTGCCCTATCTTCCCCGCCCGCCGACGACGTGCATCCTGCGCACACTGGACACCGCTTCGGGGGTGGCTATGCGCGTGCGTCCGCCATGCTCGCAGGCGACCCGGACTGGATGAACGCAACCGGTGGAGCGCCCGCCGACGACGTACGCGGCGAACTGATGGCCGTGCTCCTGCGCAATGGTCATGCCGATTGGGATTCGCTCGATGCCTCCGTCGTGGCCGATGCCATCCTGTCCGATCCCCGGTTCGAGGTTCGCCTACGCGGGACGGTCACCGAGCCGACCGAAGCCACGCGTGAAGCGCTCCTCGCAGTTCGAGACGAGATCGTCCGCAACGAAGGGCGAGCGGATGCCGCGTGCCTCGCAACGCTCGAAGCGATCGCCGCGGGCATATTCCCCCGCGGGACAGTCACCGACGCCGACGACGCCGAGACCAAGGCCCAGATAATCGCGGACCTCGCTGAGTCGTACGCCTACGTGCACGCCGTCAGTCGCACAAGCTCGCAGGTCTACAAGTGGCTCATGTCGCGATCCGCTGCCGCGAGGGAGGCCCGGTCGTGAGCGCCGAGAGCGACGCCCGCACCCTCGCCGACATCCGCTCATGGCGCGCAAACCGGCACCCGCAATCGCCCACCACCGTCACCTTGAGCATCCCCGACATCGACGTACTGCTCCGCATCGCGGACGAGCGGGACCAACTCCGACGCGACCTGTGTCAGGAGCAGGAAGGGCGCGACCGGCGCAGACCCACCAACCACACGAACGGTGGCTTGTGATGGCGAAGCTGAGCGAACGGCTCATCGCGCGACTCATCGCCGAGGGCTTCATCTCGCCCGGTGAGTACCGGATCGAGCGGACCTACGCGGGCTACTGGCAGCGCACGGAGGGCGCGTGGTCGTGGGAGTTAGTGCGCGCCGACGGAGGCCCCGCGTTCGTCGGGTCGCAATGGACCGTCAAGGAATGCCTCCGCGCGCCCGTCCTGGAAGTCATGGGGTCGGGCCTGATGCCGGCCACCGGGGACGGACGCGTCGTGGTGACCAGATCGAATGTTCTGGAGCCCGATGCTGAACCCGACTCTTGACGCGTTGGCTCCGGCAGGGCACCCTTATACGAGTACCGAGGGGAAGCCGGCATGAGACCGACTGAGCAGCCGAGAACGCGTGGCGTCACGCGCCGGTCGGTTCGGGCTGCCCTGCGAAGGTACGACGGCCGCACGTCTGCGATCGCGGAACACTTCGGCGTGAGCGACCGCACCGTCCGTCGCTGGGTGGTTGGGTGGGGGATGGAGGCGCCGGCGCCGAGCGCGCGGTTCCGAGACTCCCTCTCGCCGGGCGTGATCGACTCGCTGGCCCACGGCATGCCCGCCCCGTGGGCCGCCGAAGGCACCCCGCACAGCCAGAAGAGCACCTCGAAGTGGGCGGCGGCGAAGCTGCCCCAACGCGATGTAGAGCTCAAGGAGTGGCAGCGCGTCTGGCCGACGATCCTCAAGAACCCCGCCCTGCGCGCGCTGCACGATGAGTTCGCGCCCAAACGAGAGGTCTGATTCTGATGTTCAGTAGCGTGCAAAATTCGGTGGATGCCGTCCAGGCGTTCCTCACCTGGCGGCGCGTGCAGGGGCGGGAGAACGCCCTGGAGGAGGATCTCATCGCGTGGCGTGACCATCTGACAACCGTCGCGCGGCTCGCGCAGCTCGATGCCGTCGAGAGCATCCTCGCGGACGAGTTCGAGGCCGCCGGCCCCGGCCTGGCGGAGAAGCTGCGGGGGGTGCTCTCGTGAGCATGCCCGCGAAACAGCGCCTCCCGGAGTTCGCCGCCGCGCTCGACCTCGCCCGCCACGACCCGAGCGCGCCGCAACCGCTCTGCGCGACCCGCGATCCGGAGTCCTACACCGGCGACGTGCCGCCGACTCGCGCCGAGGCGCGCCGCCTGTGTGAAGGCGATAAGCCGTCGGAGAAGTGCGACCTGTTCGCCCTCTGCCGAAGGAGCGCCCTACACGAAAAGCCGAAGTGGGGCGTTCATGGCGGCATCGTTTGGGACAACGGCAGGCAGGTCCACCTCCGTCGGAAGGTTTCGACCCAGAGCCTTGACCTCGCCGCGTAGACACGTATATGGTCAAATCATCACCAAATACGGTGCAAATCCCCAAAGGTGAAGGAGTGATCGAATGAGCAAGACAGGTGGACTTTCCAGGAGGAGGAAGGGCGCGGCCAAGCGCCCGGCCGGCGTCGCATTCCGCGGCAATACCACCCGCAACCACCCCAAGTACAAGGAGCGCCGATGGACACGCTGACCAGCGCCCCCACGCGCTCCTCCGACAGGGTCCTCACGGACCAGGACGTGCGCTACCTCACTGTCCAGATGGTCAACGCCGAGACCGAGCGCGACCGCCAGGTGCAGCTCGGAGCCTCGAACATCTCCAACCCGTGCGACAACTGCCTGGCGGCCGAGTTCGCCGGCCACAACCGCAGCATGCTGTTCTGGGAGCGGCCCTACTTCGGGCGCGCGCTTGGCACCCTCTCGCACAAGGGGATGGAGGAGCGCGTGGAGATCGCGCGCAAGCTCTACCCGGGCGCTCGCGCCGAGGACGCCGTGATCTGCGGCATCGCCCCCGGATACGGCCCCATCCCCGGCCACTTCGACCTCGCCCCCACGGGCGCCCACGTCCTCGACTGGAAGTTCCTCAAGCGCCAGTCGGCGCTCGCGATGGTCGACTTCCTCGAGATTCAGGCTGGCCGCGAGCCCATCTACGGCCGCAGCCACAAGGAGATCGAACAGGCGGGGGAGTGGGTCTACCTCGAACTGAACCCGAAGACGGGACCTGAGTGGGTGCAGGTCACGCGCCGCGTCGCCAAGACCTCCCTCTCGGAGCGCCAGTACGCCGAGCTGCTCCTCGAGGTGGAGCACACCTACCAGCACTACTACGGCCAGAACGTGCTCTACCAGCGCGGCATCGGGGCACGGCGCGGCTCCGTCGTCGTCATCAGCCGAGACGGCACCGGGTTCTTCGACAACCCCCAGTACGACCGGTACGACGACCCCACCGCCGTCCACGACATCAATGTGTTCTCGTTCGCGTACGACGCGGACTACGCCGATGCCCTCCTCGAACGCGCCGGCGACATCTTCCAGCTCGTGCAGTCGGGCAAGCCCGTCCACGAGTTCAAGTCCGCCACTCACTGCAAGTTCTGCAAGGAAGCCACGCAGGATCTCAACCGGGTCCCCGACCTCGATTTCACCGACGTCTTCGGCGCGCCGATCGAGGTCCCCGAGGAGGTCGTCGCCCAACTCGTCGCATGATGCACGCATTTTGTGTGCAAACCGCCCATAGACTTCCCGCCCACGGAGAGAGGAACTCCCACCATGACCGACAACGTCACCCAGCTTCCGCAGCCCATCTGGGCCGCCGACGTCGCCGCCACCGAAGACTTCGGTGAGCCCGGCTCCATTCTGATCCACGCCGAGCCCGGCCAGGGTAAGTCCCGCGCCGCCCTCACGATCGCCAAGGTCCGCGGCTTCGAGCGCATCGCCGTCCTCGACATCGACAACGGAACCGAGGTGCTGCTCAACGACCCCGAGCTGCGCCAGCGGTATGCCCAGGGGCTCATCACGATCATCAAGATCGACAAGACCAAGCCCGACGCGTTCTTGAAGTTCCACAACTACTTCAAGGACATCATCGCCAACGGCGCCGCGTACGGTTTCAACGCGTTCATCGTCGACACCGCCGATGTCGCGCAGGACGTCGCCGCCGAATGGTTCCTCGCGAACACCTACAACGACGCCGGCACCGCGCTGGACACCCGCAAAGCGTGGGGCGAGGTCGCGAAGTGGACCGCCGACATGCTCTGGGCACTGCAGAACCACCCCACCATGCTCGGCATCACCGTCAATCACACCAAGGTCGACGAGGCCGAGCAGAAGAAGACCGGCACCGCCACGCTCAAACCGAAGTACGCCGGCTCTGTCAAGGACACCGCCGCCGGCATCCCCTCCATCGTGATCTACATGACGAAGGAGACCGCCGAGAACGGGGCGACGAACATCGTCGCCGACATGAGCGGCGAAGAGGGGGCGATCGCCAAGCAGCGGTACTCCTCCTTCCTCCCGAACCGCCTCGAGAACTTCTCGATGCCCCTGCTGTATGGCCTCATCCGCGGCGAGATCACCCTCGACGCGGCCGCTCCCGAAGTCCCCACCATCCCGACCGACATCGCCGCAGCCGCGGCCCAGACCCAGCCCGCCGCACTCGCGGCGACGGCCTGAACCCCAGAGAGAGGAACCCCGCCATGAGCTTCACCCCCGAGATCGACGACTACGCCGCCCAGGCCGCCGAGAAGGCCGCCGAGGCGCTGCCCAGCGGTGACTTCCCGCCCGTCCCGAAGGGCGCCTACCAGGCGATCATCCTCGAGAACCGCGGCGTCGAGGAGCTGACGAAGGACCAGACCAAGGCCAACTTCGGCAAGAAGGTCGTCAACCTCCACGTCCAGATCCTCCAGAACAGCCCCACCGCCGCCGGTCGTCACTTCTTCGTGCGCGTCCCCCTGTTCTCCCGCTTCGCGCCCAACCCCAACGCGAAGAACGACGAGGCGAAGACGATCGGCGCCCCCGCGCGCATGTTCTTCAACTTCTTCCAGAACGTCATGGGCGTCCCGCTCGACGACATCCTCGCGAAGAAGCCCCTGCCCTCCAACGTCGAGGGTCGCCGCCTGACGATCATCATGGGTGCGCCCATCGCGCCGGACCAGTACAACCCGCTCGGCTCCAACCAGATCGACGGCGTCGACGCCCCCGAGGACGACTTCTCGAAGACCCCCGTCCTGCAGCCCGGCGCGACCGTCGCCGCCTGGCTCACCCCCGAGGGCGGGCTGAACCCGAACTGGACGCCGCCCGCGCAGGGTGGAGCCGTCCCGGGCCTCGGTGGCGGGGCCGTCCCCGGTCTCGGCGGTGGCGTGCCCAGCATCCCCGGCGCGGGCGTCCCCGCCGTTGGCGGCGGCGTGCCGCAGCTCCCCGGTGTCGCGCCCCAGGTCGCCCCGCTGCAGACGGGCTACGCGCCCCAGCCCGGCGGCGTACCGGCCTACGCCGGTGTCGCGCCCACGGGACACCAGGCCGCCCCGCCCGCGGGTTATGCCGCCGGAGGTGCCTTCCCCGGTCACGTCGTCCCGCAGGACGCCCCGCAGGCCCCCGGCGCACCCCTCGCGCAGCCCGCGCAGGTCCAGGTGCCCAGCACCGTCCCCGCCGCATGGGCCGGGCCGGTCGCCGGTGCCGCGCAGGCCGCCGTGGGCCAGGGCGGGTACTGATTCACCCGGGCGGGGAGCCCCCACTCCCCGCTCACCACGGGCCGGTACGTCTCAATAGGCAGAGCGAGAGCGCACCCGGGCTGTGAGCGAAGACCCGTGCACAGGGTTCAGCGAGCAGGCGCCGTCTGGTTGGAGGTTCGAGTCCTCCCCGGTCCACCACTTCATCCACGTACAACAACAGGAGGCGACGAACTACGTGACGGGCTTCAACACGGTCGCCGACCTCTACCTCGAGCGCGGCTTCCTGCCGATGCCAGTGCGCGCGAAGCGACCCGTCCCGGTCGGCGCCACCGGCCGTAATGGCACCGTCACCCCGGAGAAGGTCGCCGACTGGGCGGCGAACGGCTTCCGCTTCCAGGAAGACGGGCAGTGGTACACCCAACCCGCCGAGACCGCCAACACGGCACTCCGCGCAGGACCTCTCGAAGTCCGCTTCGACATCGACGCCTATGGCGAGAAGCAGGGAGATACTCAGCTCGCGGAGCTGGAAGCGAAGCTCGGGCCGCTGCCCGGTACTCCCTTCTCGACGGCACGCGGGATCGACTCGCCGGCACGCCAATACTTCTTCCTCCTGCACGAGCCGATCGAACTCGTCGGCAAGGCCGCCGACGACATCGACATCATCCAGGCCCGGCATCGCTACAGCCTGGTGTGGCCCTCCACCAACCCCGACGCCGACGGAGCGCCGTACGCCTGGTATGACGCCGAGGGCGCGCCGATGGACGGGCCGCCCCACATCGACGACCTCGAGTACCTCCCCGAGGCGTGGGTGGACTACTTCCGCCTCCCCGACGCCGAACACTCGCACGGTTCCCGCCAGTGGGACGGAGAGATCCCCGCGGTGGCATCCGCCGACGAGGAGCGCAAATTGCGTGCAATCGTCTCGATGCTGCAGGAACTCCCCGACGTCCACACGCCCGGATCAGGCTGGCACGACACCGTCGTCCGCGCCGCCGGGTGGCTCGCCCGCATCGCCCGCTCCAACGCGTACGCGCTCACCTTTGACGCCGCGCGCGACCTGCTCTTCCAGCACACGCCGCTCGATGAATCGCAGGGCGGTGCGTCCGACCTCGAGGTGCAGTGGCAGTCGATGATCCGTGCGACGGAGGGGCAGTACGAGGAGCCCCCCGCGGTCACGCGGCCGCTGCTGGAGTGGTCCGGCTTCCCGATGCACATGCCCTACCCGGCGATCGACGGGCACCCGTTCGTCGCCGTCTGGGCGCACACCCCGGAGACCCCCCTCGCCCCTTCGCATCGCCGCGCGATGATGGACGCGCTCCTGGCCGCTGGGGTGAACGAGACGGAGGTGGCCACCCTCGTCTGGCACTCCGGGGCCGCGAAGGCCGCACCGACGACGTTCGGCGGCATGGTCATCGACGACCCCCACGGCAAAGCCCTCACGCTCGACGAACTCTGGGCCGAGGTGGATGCCGCCAAAGCGGGCCCCGCCCCGACCGTCGACGAGCCCGCCGCCGTCGTGGAGATGCCCGTCGTCCAGCCCGCCGCACCGAAGCGACTCTCCTTCCTGACGCCCGAGGAGCGCGAGGTCGCCGAGGCCCACGACTGGTTCGGTGCCCGCTTCATCGAGTGGGCACAGAAGACGTTCTCCACCGTCAACCTGCCCTACTACCGGATGAATCGCTGGGTCGTTCTCTCCATCGTCTTCGGATCCAAGGGGGTGCTGCCCAAGAAGGGCGCGATGGACCGCCCCCTCAACCTCTACACCTGCACGGTGGGGCGCACCACCTCGGGAAAGTCCGAGGCGCTGCGCGCGATCAAACAGATCATGCGCGCCTATTACCTCGCGGCCGACAGCCCCGACATCGGCGGCAACCACACCAACGACTCCCTCCCGAAGACCCTCATCGAGCTGGATGGGAAGTCGACGTGGTTCAACCTCGACGAGGCACACACCAAGATCCCGATCTGGCGACGCCCCGGCAATTTCAGCGAGCTCCCCGGGATCATCACCGCCGTCTACGACGGCGAGGTTGGCAAGGTCTTCCGCAACACCAACGCCGACATCTCCGGGAAGGACGCTCGCTCCTACCTGACCGTCTCGCTCATGGGCACCCCGCAGGGCATGGCCGACGTGATGGGCCCCGAGGACTGGGAATCCGGCTTCCTCAACCGATTCGTCTGGGCCATCGGCGACGCGCCTGACGACTCGATCGCCACCATGGCCGGCGACTGGGTCGGCGAGGAGGACCTCGACGACGAGGAAGCCGTCAGCAGCGGCAAGCAGATGTACCAGCAGTGGGCGGCCGAGTTCGGATCCGCCGTGATGAAGGTCGCCCGCCAGGACAACAAGCCCGTGCGAATGAAGATGCCGCGGGAGGTCATCGACCGGCACAGGACGTTCGTGTCCGACCTCGCCCGCATCGGGCACCACGGCCCCTACGCCGACAGGCTCAGGCCCACCTTCCGCCGCCTCAACGAGACCATCCTCCGCTGCTCCGCTCTCGTCGCACTCTCGCGCGGACGATCCCGCATCGAGCTGGGGGACCTTCTGATCGCGCTCGAGCAGGCGGAGGAGTGGGCCACCAACATCCTCACCATGGTCGAGGCCACCGACGAGAGCTTCCGCACCCGCGAGGTCAACATGATCGAGCGCGCCGTGCTCGACAACGGCGGCGTGATGCTCCTGCAGCAGATCCACGGGCTCCCGCGCTTCCGCAACCGAAGGCGCGACGTGCTCGACCTCATCGAAGAACTCATCGCGCAAGGACGCGCGACCTGGATGGACGGAACGAAGACGACGCTCATCGCGAAAGGAGTGGTGACCGGTGGCTAATCACTGGAAGGCCGCGAAAGAGGCCGACGAAATCTACCGGCGCGTCGATCGACTGCAGCCGGACCGCCGTGCGCGCGCCGTGGAGATCCTGGGGTCGCACGGACTGTGGTCCCTCGCCCAGATCTCGGCGATCAGTGGGGCGGGGATGCACGAAGTCCGGCGGCTCGTGACGAAGAAGGACTCCACCGGCGGCCGATTCAATCCCGAGACGCTCACCTGGATCCTCGAAGATCTCGCCCTCCGCGACCGCAACGAGACCAACGACGTCCTGACCACCCGCATCGTCGACGCCGGTACGAGTGAGCTCATGCTGGCGCGCATCTTCGACGTGCCCGTGGCATCCGTCCGCTCCCAGGTGCGCCGCGGCCGCGCGCGAATCGAGGTCGGCGATGTCTGAGGTCCGGCCGCTCCCCATCTTCCCCTCGACGCCCCTGACGCCGCAGCGGGACGCGCTCTTGCGGGCCGCGAAAGCCTCCCTCGACCTGCCGTTCAAGATCCTCCCCTCCCCGGCCGCGCCCGCCGGCCCCGCCCGCGTGCTCGCGTTCGGGGTGGTGCCGGACTTCATGTGCGAGTTCGTCTACATCCGAGCCGAGAACGTCGACCGGCTGGAGTCCGTGCGTGGAGCGCTGGAAGCCTGTCTGACGGCCCCGGCGGGCCACCCGGGCGTCATCACTGAGGAACAGTGGATGAGCGCGGTCATGGGCGTCGAGGTGCGCTTGGTGGCCATCGAGCCGCTCGTGAAGGAGACCGTGCCCGCTCCGTCGGTGAGGTTCTACTGATGGACGCCGTCGTCATTCCCGTCGGCCTCGCCGAGATCGAAGAATCCGACGTCGAGCTGCATGCCGCCGACGGGCGCACGAAGCCGCTGTACCCGATGGACCAGGACGAGCTGCAGCGGGTCTACGACCGTGCGCGCGCCTACCGCGCCGAGAAGAGGGCACAGAAGGAGGCGAAGGAGCGCGACAAGGCGCCCGACGCGCCCACCACGATCGAGGTGATCGAGTTCGCCTACGACCTCGAGGACCCAGCCACGGCCCCCGGTGCGGTCGGGACGCTCGCCAAGCGCCTCCTCGGCCACGGCTGGGAGGTGGAGGTGCAGCGCTCCGTCGTCCGCATACCCGCGACGCTGTTCGCCGCCGACAGCGACGAGGGGGACGAGAACCCCCATCTCGCCGGCGACGTCCGCTGGGAGGCGCACGAGCTGGAGACCATCGTGATCCAGGCGGCGAAGCGCGCGAGCGGTCAGATGCTCGCCCTGCAGGCGACGTGGGAGCGCAAGCACCGCGAGGGCAAGAAGCCCACCTCCGACTTCAAGGGCGCCCACACCTACGACCCGATCCTCGGACGGGAGTGGCGCACCACCCAGAAGACCGAGCGGCCCCCGCGCGACTGGGAGGTGGCCGAGGGACTCAGCCCGCCGCTCGGCCTCGAGCAGTGGCTCGACATGATCGCACCGAAACCGCCGAAGCCTGCGAAGAAGGCCAAGGCATCCGCTACCGAACACCCAACAGAAGGAGAATCCGGATGACACTCGCACCCGATTTCAGCCCCGCCATCTTGCCCGCCGTGCCGGTCGACCCCGAGCCCGAGGAGTGGGAGCGCCTGCTCACCCTCGACGACGAAGACTTCGACGACGAGCTGACCGACGACTTCTACCGCACCACCAGCTACCGAAGCCCCTTCCTCCATCCGAGCGTCATCGAGCGCACCTGGACGCACCTAAATCACGCCCTCATCCGCGTCGACGGGCAGATCAGGGCGCGCGCCGAGGACCCGAACGTCACCGCCGAGCAGTACAGGCGCACTGTGAACTACCGCGCCATGGTCATCCGCGTGCTGCTCATGGTCGAGGGGCACCCGAACTGGCCCGTCGGTGGATCCCGGAGCAAGCGCTCCGAGGGTCAGCACTGGCGCCTCGTCGCACACCGCCTCGCCGAGGTCATCGAGGGAGGCCCCGACGACGACGCGCTCGACGCGCAGGTCGCCGTGGAGCAGATGACCGTCCGCGCCTGGCTGGAGCGCCGTCGCATCAAGGACCCGTCGCGCGTGCCCGCGAAGGAGCTGGCGGCGTGAGCCTCGAGGATCGGACGAACGAGGAGATCCCCCTCGCGATGCCCGGTCAGGGCACGCTCTCCGTCGACGTCGACAGCGACTCGCACATCTGGCCGGAACCCTGGGTCTGGATGATGTTCGACGGCGGCAATGAGCACTGGGCGCGCCTCACCCTCGAGGAAGCCGGCAAGCTCCACGACCGGCTCGGGCTGATTCTCGGGCGTGACTCGGTCACCGATCGGCACGTCGAGTCGGTTGCCCGGCGCCTGCACCCCTACCTGTGGAGCGGCGTCTTCGAGGAGAACCTCGCGATTCTGTCGATCTTCAACGCGGAGCAGGCCGCGGAGTCCGCCGAGCGGAAGCGGCGAGAGAAGTGCGACTACGTGCGCCGAGTTCTCGAGGCATCCGCGGAGGAGCGGCAATGACCCACCTCCTCGCCTTCGACCCGGGGGAGACGACCGGCTGGTCTCTCTGGTACTACGACCCCGTGACGCCGCTGCAGCTCCTCGAGCATGGGCAGATCGCCGGCGGACTCCGCGGCGTCGGGATCTTCGCGAAGCGCTGGCTCGAGGAGAGCGAGTGGCCCGACGAGATCGTGACGGAGTTGTTCATCGACGACAAGCGGACGGAGCGACCCAACGTCACGCCCCTGCGCGTGGAGGGCGCTCTGGACGCGAGCTTTGGCGTCGAGGGCATCCCGATCACTGGCCAGCGCAACACTGCGAAGGCGAACGCCCCGGATGATCTCCTCAAGGCGCACCAGCTCTGGTTCGTCGGCCAGCCGCACGCGACCGACTCTGCGCGTCACGCGATCGCGTACCTCAAGGGCCGCCGTCACCTTCCCACGGTGCGTCGGTTCTGGCCGCCGCGGACGCGCCTCGCGGCGTGAGATAGCACGCAAATGACGTGAGATAGCACGCAAATGAGAAGGCCCCCGAGCTCGATGAGCCGGGGGCCTTCGAGGTTGGGGTGTTACTCCGAGAAGGGGACGCCGACCGAGGTGTCGTTCGGGTTGTCGGTGCCGTCGCCCTTGTAGGCGAGGACGGCCGTAGCGAGCGAGGCCAGGCCCGTGCCGACGGCGAGGGATGCGACGCCGACGAGGTCGAGGCCGAGGATGGGCTGGCCCAGGATGCCGGCGATGAAGCCGGTCTGCAGGACGGTCTTGAGGACGCGCTCTCCGGCGTAGTCCCAGAATGCGGCCGTGGCGAACTTGCGCATGAAGGTTCCTTTTGTGAGGGGTTGGGTGGTCGTGCGGCGGCAGAGTCTAGAACCGTCAGAGCAGCTTGAGACTCCCGAGGTCGAACCCTTCTTCGGTGACGTCGAAGACCATGAGACCCGGCCGCGAGTCGCGGCCGGCGGTGAGGCGGTAGTGGTCGGAGCCGTTGTCCACGGTGGGGGCGCCGAGCCACATGCGTTCGCGGCCGGTGAAGGGGTTCTCGCCCGCCACGCCGGCGCCGTACGTGTGGTAGTGCCCGGTGACGAGGACGTCCGCCTTGGTGACCGCCTGGGAGCCAAACGCCTGCTTCTCCCACCAGCCGATCGCGCCGCCGGGGCCGAACTGGGATCCGTGAACGGCGCCGATGGGGGTGCCCATGAAGTCGACGCAGATCGACTCGTCCCACTCGGAGGGGAAGTGCCAGTTGACGGAGATCCCGGCCTCTGCAGCGAGCTTGCGGAGCTGCTTGTGGGTGAAGATGCCGAAGTCGTCGGTGGGCTTGCCGAGGAGCTGCTTGCCCTTGCGCCAGGCGGAGTGATTCGAGGAGACGACACCCACCTCCGTCTCGGCGTGCTCGTGGGCGAGGCGGACGAACTTCCACATCTCCGTCGCGTAGCAGTCGAGCTGGTCGGGGAGAGAGAGGTCGTTGGTGAACATGGGGTTGCCCCCCGACTCGAAGTTCTCGATGCCGTCGCCCAGGTCGAGGACCAGGATGCGCTGGGGTCTGCGCACGCCGAGCTCGGCGTCCAAGCGGCCGCGGATGACGTCCAAGCGCTCGAGGAGCTCGGGGGTGCCGCCGCGGCGTCCGGTCTTGCCGATCTGCGGGTCGGCGACCACGACGACGGTGCCGCGCGCGGCCGGGGTGAGGGGGCGGATGTCGCGGATGCGCTTCTCGGCCTCGCGGTACAGCTCCGGCAGGGGGAGCTTCTCGATGAGCAGCTCGGTGCCAGTCTTGGACCAGGCGGCGATCTTGTTCGAGCTCTTGTCGTCGCCGTACGCGATCGCGCGGATGGAGATGTTGAACAGGTCCGGGTTATCGCCGGACTGCCGGATCAGGTCGCGGGCGTCGTTGATGTCGACGGGGCGGTTGCGGATGAACTCCAGGCGCTTCGTGCCATCCGGGTTCGTCGTGCTCGAGCTGGACTCGTTGGGCGCGGCCGCGGCGGTCTCGCGCCCCGGATACTTCCCCGCGCGCGCGAGGTCGCGGTACTTCGAGACGAACCCGGCCGACACGTTGAACCGCTCGGCGATGGCGTCGCGCTTCTCGTCCGGGTTAATGAGGGCGTCGTGGAACTCTTCGAGCTCCAGGACGTCGGGGCGAGCCTTGTAGTGCTCCGTCATGGGCACCTCTCGGTCAAGGGGCGATGCGCTCCAGGAGAGCGATCTGCTGCTGGTACTGGGCGATCGTGTTGAGAAGGAGGATGGCGCCGGTGACGATCACGCCGACCGCGCCGACGATGGAATACCAGGGTGCGCGGCGCGCCTCCTTCTTCGAGGACGCCTCCTTGAGCACGAGGATGTCCAGGTCGATGCTGGTCAGCCGCGTCTTGATCCCGACGATGTCGGAATCATGCCCGTCGACGCGGCCGTCCAGCTCCTTCACGTCCTCGCGGACGCTGCCGTTCGTCTGTTCCTGCAGAGCGATGTGGCGCTCGATCAGTCCCATGAGGCCCGCGATGGAGTCCTTCATCGTGAGGACCTCCGCGTAGACCTGCTGGGGCGGGATGCGGACGGAGCCGTTGTCGGGCGCGTCGGTCATTGGGCGTGTCGTTTCTTGGTCAGCGGCGAGCGTGAGTCACGTCAAGCCCAGCGGGGGCCCCACGGCACGTTGCCGGCGTCGAGGACGCGGCCGTCGTCGAGGAGACGCTTGCCTACAGGAAGGAGTCGGGTCTGCTCGTAGCTGAGGCCGTGGGCTTCGACTGCCATGCGGAAGTCGTCCTTGCCGAGCTGATTGATGAACCGGTTTCCGGAGATTCCGATGGCGTTGAGGGCCTTGCTGGCGCCGCCGGTGAGGTGGGTGATCCCGCCGTCCCCGATCAGGAACTCTCGGTCGAGGTGCTGGCTGTAGATGATGCGCATGTCGTCCTCCTCGGACGTGTCGGTGGCCGCCTGGCCGATGCTTTCGTTGCGGTGGTTGTCGCGTTCGGGGAAGTATTCGAGGTGCCACCGCTCGACGAGCTTTCCGTCGCGGTAGACGGTCCAGAACCACCCGTGGTCGTTCCAGATGCGCATCTGCGCATCGGAGGTGTCGTCGGTGTCGACAGCGAAGCCGAAGCAGTGAACGGACTTGTCGCCAGGGAGGGCGATGGGAGCCCAGGGGCCGCCACGCAGGTAGCGGAGGTAGGCCGCGTAGTTCTTGTCGGCATCCTCGGGGGACCGCCAGGCCTCGTTGATGTCTGCGGCGCGGCCGAACGCCGAGCGCATGTCCCGGTCGACGCGCGCGAGCGACGCCGCGGCTGCCGGCGCGAGTCGGCCACGGCCAAGGCCGATGTCGACGGCTTGCGACCAGGGAAGCGCGGGCATTAGAGCGCCACCTCGACGAGCTGACCGGCCTCATCCAGAGCCACGTAGACGACCTCGCCGTCCAGTCGCGTCGTGAGGATGCGCGGGGCGCCGGTCGCCTGCAGTGTCGCGATCAGCGTGGAGTCTGCGTACTCCGCGGGGTCAGCCATCTTGTTTCCTCTCCTGTCCGTGCGGCGCGGAGTCTAGGGGTGGCTGGAAACGAACCGCGCTTCCCTAGGCCGTGGTCTCGTACTGGTATGTAACGGAGAGCACGGAGTTCTGCCCCCACGTGGCAGGGAAGGTGGGCCCCATCCATCGGGTCTGGCGCTGAGTGTTGCGGAAGATGAGCTGGTGGCGAGGGGTGCTCAACGGGGAGGGCAGGGGCGCACTTGTGACAGTGCCGCGGTAGAGGCCGCCGCTGATCTGGGCGATCGCCTCGCCGGCTCCCCATAAGCTCGTCGTGAGGAGGCGGCCTGCGGGGTAGCCCGGGACATTGGGCAGAAACGGGCCGTACCCGTTGCTTCCGAAGTCGGTGGTCGAGCCGAACACGAGAACGCCCGACACGGTGATGACCTTGCCGTCCACCCAGTAGCACCACGCCTGCTGCCCGTTTCCCGGTCGGAAGGTCTGGCCGCTGTCGGTGGCCCAGTCAGGAGTGAAGCTCAGAGCGACGAATGTTCTCGTGACACGCCACCCCGTCGATTCAAGAGTCTCGATGACGCGAGTGTCGCTTCGGTAGATCTGATCGCCCGGGGCAAGGCCCTCGATGGCCTTCACGGCGTCGACGTCGCTGGCCGTGGCCACGAACCTGCGGCGCGTGCGTGCGCCGTCGCTTCGGCCGGACAGTGCGGCATCTGCGGCCGCACCCATGATGGATGCGGTGATGTGCCAGTCGATCGGGTCTTCCGGCCCCGGAAGCCAGACCGCGTTGGGGAGGATGCTGCCCATTAGCCCCGCCGCCACCGCAGATTGAGGCTGAGCACGTCGGGCGCGGCCCAGACGAACGGCTGGTCGGACTGGAGGTAGGCCAGCGCGGCCGTGGTGGCGGTGTCGAACATGGTCGCCGCTTGCGTGAATGGGCTGGTTCCCGTGCCGACCACCGCCCCGGAATAGTGGTTACCGGTCGAGGCGTCGTAGGCGGAGCAGGTTCCGATGATGGACACCGAGCCGTTGATCCACGTAGGGAACGGGAGCACTAGACGGGCGCTCGAGCCGCCGGCGGGCATCGTCGTCGAGCTACCGAGGGTGAAGCTGCCGGTGAGGGTGATCATGTCGCCCGATACGCTGTAGAAGAAGTTCGAGGCGCCGTTGCCGTTGTTGATGCCAGTGTGGGCGAGGGGCCAGGCGATCGGCCTCGTCGTGCGGACGACCTTCCAGGCCGCGCCGTCATACATCTCCCACCACGCGGTGTCCTCCACGAAGACCTCGTCGCCGTTGATGGGCGGGGTGGTGGTGGCGAGATCCGTCTTCTCCGTCTGATTGGCGACGGTGTAGCTCTTCGGCTGCCGCTTGCCGACTCCGAGACCGCCGATCGCGTCAGAGAAGGACTTGGCCACGTCCTGCATGAGCTTGGCCGGGTCGACGAGATCCTGCGCGTCCGGGACCTTGACGCCGTTGGGGAGTGTGATCATCGAGTCACCGCCTGGAGCTGGAGCTCGAGCGCGATGATGCGGCGCTCGTAGTCCACGATGACTTCCTCGAGCTTGCGCTCCCACTCCTTCGATTCGGGTCCGAGATTGGCGTTGGCTCCTTTGAGTGCCACGGTTCCTCCTGGGTCAGACAGCGGGGGCAGTAAGGGCGAGCGGGCGGATCGCGTAGTCGTGGCAGGTCAGCCCCGAGTAGTCCGAGGCGTACTGCGCGAGCGTGCGGTTCGTCCCAGGCATGTCGCTGAGGCGGGTGAGTTTAGAGCAGGTCAGCGTGCCCAGACCGCTCGCGTACGAGACGCTGTCGACGCGGAAGACGTTGCCCTCCCAGGTGATGAGGGAGCCGGGCGCCACGGCCCACCCGCCGAGGGCGCCCATGGGCATCCGAGCGGTGAGTGTGACGGAGGGGCCGGAGGTGCGCTGGGCGACCCAGGCGGCGGCGTTGTAGACCTCGCCGATGTTGCCGATCGCGATATTGGTGACGGTGCTGCCGGTCTCGACCCGGGTTTCGCGCGGACTCGCGCCGGAGGGGAGCGTGACGTCGGTCGGCTTGGTCGACACGCCCGTTCCGAACAGGCGGAGCACCGCGTAATCGCTGCTGTTGCTCGACTCGCCAATGCGGAATGGGCCCGCCACGCCCGGAATTGCTCGGCTGGGTCCCGTGAGCTTCATCGTGGCGACGCCATCGACGACGGAGACGGTGAGGCGGCCGCCGTAGTTGGTCCACTGGACGGGGCTGACCAGGTAGCCGTCCTGCGCCGTGATGTAGTACCGCCCCGCGGTGCCAGCCTCGAGTTCGGCGTACCCGTCGAGGTATTGCGGCTGCTGGATGATGACACCGCGGGCGACCTTGGTGTTGTACCAGGGTCGCGGGGATGCGAGGAAGCGGACGCCCTTCGGCACCGGCAGGTTGACGATGGTCGTCTGGCCGACATCGACAGAGTAGATCGACGTCGCCCGCCAGGCCTCGGCGCCGACGATGTCGAGGGCCTTCGTGCGGTGATTGGTAACGACCACTGCACGCGCGGCCGAAGCGCCGGAGATGGCGCGGCTGGCGCTTGCGCGGTGCGCGAGGTCGATCGTGCGTGTACCGGGGCGGCGCGCGATGATCCCGGCAGGAGTGGATGCGAGCTCGACCCCGCGTGCGGAGCAGACCTGCTTGACGTAGTCCCACAGTTCGCCGTCGAATGGGGCGATCGGCGACCCGGCGGGGAAGGTGGCTCCAGCATCGACGGTCACTGCGGGCCCGAGGGCGTAGTCGGCGCTGATCCAGGATGCCCACCGGTCGGACGTCGATCGTGCAACCACGAGATCGCGGATACCTTGCCCCGCGTTGGCCTGCTGAATGACCCACTGCTTCGAGTAGAGCGTGGCGAGCTCGCCAGCCAGGGGTGCCGAGGTTGCGGTGATGGTGGCAGAGGAGCCGGCGCTCGAGATGCCCGCCACCCGGACGCGGAGCGCGCCGTCGACGGCGGTGATCTCGATGCAGACCGTGACCGGTCGAGTGCGCGCCAGGGGTGCGATCTGGCCGGTGGTGGCCGTGGCGGTCTGGGTGGCTGCCGCGGAATCCTGGTGGATGATCGAGGCCGTCAGGGCGCCGGTGTTGGTGGTGAGGGAGGCGGTGACCGTGACGGTGGTGGGGTTGGCGACGTTGTAGGTGTCCCCGATCTTGCGGAAGCTGGGCCCGAAGGCCACTGAGAAGCTCGCCGAGGCGATCGCCGAGAACGGGGCGATCGTGAACTTGATGTAGGTCCGCTCGCGCCGATGTTGGATCGTTCCGCCGATCACGCGGCGCGGAAGTCCTGCGGGCGTCCAGTTGTCGGCCGCGACGTGGCGGCTGATCTCCTGGTAAAGGACCGTCTCGCCGCCCCCGCTGGCGTAGTCGGGCGACCCGTTCGCGGAGATCAGGGTGCGGTCCACAGTTTCGGGCTGGAGGATGTCACCCGAGCTGGAGACGCCGACCGTGTGACCCTGCAGGGACCAGTAATCGTCGGTCACGTTGGGGCCGGTCTGCCGAGTGATGCCCGCGGCCTGACATGCGACGTCGAGAGCGCTGAGGGGCAGGCCGGTTTCGATGCCGGGAATCTGCATCCGGCTCGAGATGAAGGCCCCGAAGGCGGAGTCCGCGTTGAGACTGGCCTGGGCGGGGCTAGTCATCCCGACGCGGTTCACGGTGACCGGAAGCGCGATGTCGAACCCCGGGACGGGATGCTCCAGGCCGAGGCGGTTGCCGTCCATGAGGTCGGTGTCCGCGTTACGGGTGACGCTCAGGGTTGCGTCACCGATGGAGGTGGTGGTGTCGCTGACAACGATCGGAGTGACCGTCTCCGTAACCGACCAGTCCTCGATGACGCCGAAGCTGCCGCTACCCGCGTTGGTGGCCTTCATCCCCAGTCCCCGATCTCAACGAGCTTCACCGAGAAGCCCTTGGATCGCAGGGACGGATCACGGGGTGCGTAGTTGAGCGTTTCGTTGATTCCGCCTGCGAAGCGCAGACCCCCCGCTCCTTCCCCCGACACGAAGGGCTGATTTTCCGCGACGATCGTCGCACCCTCGGGGACGATGATTGCTCGCATGGCGGCGAGGGAGATCGTGGAGTTGGTGGCGTCTGTGCGGGCGAGGAAGATGTCGACCAGGCGGTGTCCGGCGGAGTAGGCGAAGAGGTTCGTGGCCTGGAGGGAGAGCGTGCCGAAAGTCTCGACGGGGGCGAACGTGGTCGTCGCTTGGGTGCCGTCGGCCATGGTGGCCCGAAGGGCGACGACGCCCGAGCCCGTCCGCCAGCCATGGCATCCGAAGGCGAGCTGGTAGCCGGGCGGGATGAGGATGGTGAATCGGCGCGTCGGCGTTGCCTCCGTGCTCAGGTTCGTCGGGGCGTAGGTCACCGTACGCGTGGGGAGTCCGAGTAGGCCAGGGGTGGCGGTGGGCGTGCTGATTCGGGGGGTGGTGTAGATGTCGGGCCAGTCGCCGTCGGCGATGATCCCGGGCGTCGCCCACGCGGGGGAGAGGAGGTTGGTGTCCGCCGCGAAGGGGTCGACCCAGTAGAACGGCCCGGGTCCCCAGACTCCGTCGAGGAACTCCTTGACGACCCGGAAGCTCGCGGGGTTCTGGGTGGACCACTCGGCAACGCCTTCGCGGTGGGACGCCTTGGAGTCGTCGACGTAGACCCCGCCGCCCTCGAGGGCGATGAGGTTGGACCGCTTGACGTTGGACCAGGACATGCCTACGTCGGGCGCGGGGATGAAGACCTGCTTTTGGCGGTTGCCGAAGTAGATGGTGCTGCCCATCAGATTCCTCTCGAGATGCTGGCGTTGCCAGCGGATGCCGTCTTCGCCAGCTCGCGGCCGTCACCCCAGAGGACCGCCGGGCGCTGCGCGACGGCGTCTGCGATGCGCTCGACAGTGTCTTGGGTGAGGGAGACCGGCATGGTTCCGAGGCCCCCGGGGCCGGCGCCGAAGAAGTTGCCCGCGCTGCTGCCCGTGCTGCCGCCGTTCGCGTAGCCGCCGCCGGAGCGTCCGGCGGCGTGCCACCGTGCGAGGTTGTCGACGCCGTAGTAGCGGGTCGCCTCCTGGGAGAAGACGAACTCGCCCTTGTGGACAGGTCCGGCGACGTCGTATTTCGCACCGTCGCCGGTGTAGCCGCCGTCGGCGAAGCCGGCAAAGGGGTTCTTGAGGTCCTGGTCCCAGTTCCAGAGGTTGCTCCAGAACGTGCGTGCCATGTAGCCCCACGGGTCATCCTTCGGGGTAGTGAAGGTTCCGCCGCCGGCTCGATCGCGGCCACTCTTCTTGATGCCCTCCTGGACGCCGCGCCCGAGCGCCTCGCCCGCCTGGGTTCCCTGCGCCTGCGCCTCGTTGGCATCCGCTTCGATGTCGACGTCGATTTTGTGCTCAGCGTTCTTCGCCAGCCACTCATCGAGGGCGCGCTGGGCGGGGTCGACGTTCGCGTCGAGGGTGACGTTGCGGGGGAAGCGCTCAATGATGTCGCTGAACCCCTGGAACGCGGGGGAGAAGACGTTGCTCACTTCGGCCGAGGAGTAGCCCATCTGTGCGAGCTGCGACTCGAACTCTGCGCGGAGCTGCGCCGCCTTGGCCTGCAGTTCCTCTTGGCCCATGCCGCTGTTTGCGAGCGCGGTCAGGTACTCCTGATAGGCGGTCACCAACGCCATGACGTTCGACCGCGCGTTGACGGCGGCTTCCGAGTTCCCTGCGAGGGAGTAGTTGAGAGCGTCCTGCGCCGTGATGAGCTGCCCGTTCAGGGTGCCCAGCTCGGACCGCTTTGCCGCGGCGTCGGAGTCGATTTTCGCGATCTGGCTGGCGAGCTGAGATGCCCGGATCGTGTCGCCGTACTGGGACGCGATCGAGAGGGAGTATTCCAGGCCGGTGCGGTCGGCGCCGAGGCCGGTCAGCTCCGCTTCGGTGTCTCGGATCTTGCGGCGCAGGTCGTCGACGGACTTGGTGGCGTCCGCCGCCTCTTTTCGCATGCGACTGTACTGCGAGAGCACCTTGTCGTAGGCGATGCTGCTGCCGAATCGGAAGGTGACGGAGTCGGAGAGGACGGAGCCGAGGTCACGGGCGTAGTCCGAGACGGTGCGGACCTTCTCGCCGAGCTCGTTGACACCCTTGCTCGCCTTGCGGGAGGAGGCGTCGACGCTCTCCAGTCCCACCGCGAGGGAGTTGGAGGTGATGGTGGCGTCGGTGGCGGCCTTGCCGGTCGCCTCGATTGCACGCTGAACCATCTCTATGGCGCCGGAGCTCGCCCCGGTGGCCACGAGCTGCTGCTGGATCCCGAGAAGGAGGTTGGCAAGGAGCTGCGCGTCGCCACCCGCGGTTGCCGTCGCGGACCGGATGGCGTCCTGCAGCGCCTTCATGTTCGTGCGGCCGCCGGTGCTGTAGGCGGTGAAGTTGCGGCCGTTCTTCTGCATCGACTGGCCGAGCGCGAAGAGCGAACCCTCCAGGTCGGCCTGCGAGAGTGCGAACTCGTTGGCGGCGTCGACGGCGGCGCGGATCGCATCGGCGTCCTCGAGCATGAGGCCGGCCTGCTCGCTCGTGGCGTCGTTGGTCTTGGCCATCTCGTCAGAGAGCTGCTGCTGCGAGGTGGCGGCGTTCAAAGCCTCTGCCGCCATAGTGCCGAACAGACTGAGCAAGAGTCCAATGCCGGTTGCCCCGAGAAGCCCGACGATGCCCACGCGTGCAGCGCGTGCGCCGATGCCAGTCTTCTCGAGACCGGCACCCGCCGCTGCAGCCCCGGTGCCCACGGCGGCCAATGCGGGAGCGGTTTCACGCGCCTGGACCTGCAGGTTGAACAGGGACAGGCCGTAGTTCAAGATCTTGGCGATAGCCGGATGGAGCTGACCATCCAGGCCGGCGACAGCGGTGCGAAGGGCAAATAGCGACGCCGCCCCGGCGGCGGCACCACCCGCTAGGAGGGCCAGAACGGCAATGACAGTCAGCACGACGGTGGCGATTGCAGCAAAGACCTGTCCAGCGGGGGTCTTGGCGATCTCAGTGAGAACTCTCAGAACGCCCTGCGCCTGATGCACCAAACCCAGAAGTGCCTGCAGGGTGGGTCCGCCCGCGGCATCAGCGAAGTTGGCCAGCTCGTTGACGAGGATCTGGATCTGAGCAGCGACCGTGCCGACGGTGACTGCGAACGCCTCGTCGAGGAAGCCGTTGTTGACGCCGTCCGCGGCATCCTGGAACGACTTCGACACGAGGTCGGAGTTGTTGGCCAGCGACAGAAGCACGGGCGCGACACGCTGACCGTCGAGGCCGAGCTGGCGCAGCGACAGGGTCGCGTTGTCGACGCCCGCAAAGCCCTCGGTGAAAGCGCGGAGGGCCTCCGAGGGGCGGGACTTCCATTCCGCGACGAACTGGTCGACGGTCATGCCCGAGATCGCGGCGTAGTTGCGCAGCTTCTCGCCACCCGAGGTCACCGCGCCGTCGATGGAGCGGAACATGTCCTGGATCGCCGAGCGGGCGCGCTCCGGCGGGACCTGGAGGGAGGCGAGCGCGGTCGCGAGGCCAACGGTCTCCGTCGCCGCGAAGCCGACCTGGCGCGCGTAGGGTGCAATTTCAGCGGCGACCGAGAGGATCTGGTCCTCAGTGGCCGCGGACTCCGTGCCCGCGAACGAGATGGAGCGGGCGAGCAGCTCGTAGCCGTCGGCGTTCAGGCCGAGGATGTTGACCAGGCGGCCCAGGCGGAGGCCCGACTGTTCGGCGGCGATACCCGAGATGGTGGAGAACTTCGTGACGGACTCGGTGTACTTCGCGACGTCATCCGCGGCGACGCCGAGCTGTCCACCGACCGCAGCGGTCTCGGCGATCTTGCCGAAGTTCTCGGGGATGCTGGAGGTCAGTCCAACGAGCTGATCGCGGAGCTCCGTGAGCTGGCCGATCTGCCCGGTGTCCACGTCGAAGCCGGTCGTGCGGCGCACGTCCGCGAAGGCGCGCTGGCGCGCGATCGCGACAGCCTCGTAGGCGGTGACCAGTCCGAGCAGTCCGACGCCGGCGACGGTGGCCGTGGTGGAGACGTCGTAGAGCGCGTAGCGCTGGCTGATGAGGTTCTCGGTGTGCTTCGAGCCGGCGGCCGTCGCGTTCGACAGCGCCTTGAACTCGTCGTCGAACGCTTTGGCGGCCGCCCTATTCTCGGCGGCGATGCGCTGACGATTCAGCAGACGCTCGGCGGCGGCCCGCTTGGCGGTGGCCGCCTCGGCCTTCGCTTCTGCAGCCGCAGCGTCCTTGATCGCGCGCGCGTTCTCGGCCTCGGTCTTGGCGGTGTCGTCGCTGAGGGTCTTGAAATTCTGGTCCCAGGACTGCGACGCGGTCTTCTCGTCGGCGCGGCGACGGGCGCGCGCGCGGGCGCGTTCCGCTTCGGCGGTGCGGTTGATGGCCGCTTCCATGCGCGCCTCGGCGGTGACCGTCTCGGTCGCGAGCTTGTCGCGCTCAGCGCGCTCCTTACGGATCGCCCCGATGATGTTCGCGCGCGAGGCGTCGTCGATGTCGAGGAGTCGCTGCTTCTCGGCGTCGCCGAAGTCGCTGAGCGGCCGGGAGCCCTTCTCGAAAGAGCCGGTGACCTTACCCTGCGCGTTCTTCGCGAACGCGTCCTGAGCGTCGCGGGCGGTCTTGAGCGCCTTCTTCCAGGCGTCGTCGGCGGTCTTCGCACCGGCCGCGGCGTCCGCGCCGGCCTTCTTGCCGCTGGAGCCGAGGCCGTCGAGGGCCTCCTCCATCTCGACGATCTTCTTGGTGGCGCGCTCGAAGTCTTTCCGGAGGTCCTTGTCGACCTGTTCGCCGAGGTCGTCGAGGTCTCGGCGCGCTTCACGGATGCCGTCGAGGACGACCTTGAGCTTGAGCTGTGCTTCCTGGTTGAGGCCCTCGATCACGAGATTCCCCGCAGGGACTCAGGAGTGATCGGCGCGCTCATGGCCGCGGAGTCTAGGGGTGTCGATCATCGTTCATCGCTTGGCGGCGTTTGGCTTCGGCTTCGTAGTACGGGCGTCGGAAGGAGCTCAGCGGCGCGCCGGACACGCTGAATGCCTCGGCGCGGATCTCCAGGCCAGGGGTCTTCTTGTCGCCCATTCGCTCGCGCTCACGCTCGATGGCGCTCTGGGCCTGACAGGTGACCTTGTTGATGCGGAACTGCAGGTCGGGGTCGTCGCTGCGGCAGATGTAGACGGGGTAGCCGCAGGAGCAGCGCTCATCCTCGAGGATCTGGTAGGCCTCGAGGAGGAGGAAGTCGCGATCCGTCCACGGCTCGGTCGGCTGGGTGCGGAAGATCAGCGAGGAGGGCCGGATGCCGGCCGTGATGGCCGCGCGGATGAGGTGGAGATACCTGGCCCCCGGCCCGGAAGCCAGGTACTCACTCAGAAATCCGCGTTGTCGACAGCCCCTTCGGCGATCGAGGTCTGGTACTGGAGCTCGCTGATCTTCGACGCGATGCGCGCATACTCGGAGTCGGGGAGCTGACCCTGCAGCTTCTCGGCGCGGTCGACGTCGAGGAGGCGGCCCTTGGCGCCGTTGGGAGCCTCGATCCCCGTCACGGCGCGCGACAGGATTTCAGCGGCGTAGCGCTTCTCGAGCGCCTCCGCCTTGTCGTCGGGGACCTCTGCGCCGACGGCGATGGCCAGGTGCTCGCGAGCCTTTCCCCGGGCATCATCGAGGATGACGCGGGGGAGGCCCTGGAGGTGGATCGTGCGCGCGGACTTGGCGAGCTTGCGCTGGAGATCCGAAGCTCGCTCCAGAAGCTCGTTCACGCGCTCGTCGATGTCGAGCACCTCGGCGTCCTCCTCGGAGGCACCGGCCTTGATGAGTCGCTGACGCTTCTCCGCCAGGTCGGCGATCTCGCCGATCACACCCCAGCGGCGCTCTCCGTCGGGCATCCGGACGCCGCTGATGACACGGAACCTCGGCTCGGTGCCGCCGAGCTTCTTGCCGGTGGGCTCGTCGAGGAAGATCGTGACGGAGGCCTGGAGCTTGGGGCGCTCTTCGGCTTCGACAACGAGATCGAAGCCTTCCTGGGCCTCCGCCGCGATCTCTTCGGGGGTACGTTCGGTCATTCTGAGTTCCTCTCTCAGGGTGTTCCTGCCAGCGCGCTTTGCGTGCTAACTCAGGAGGCGGTGACGGTGATGGCCTTCGGGGTCGAGTCGGTGGCGCCCGGGTAGGACGCCGTGATGTTCGCGGTGCCGGCGCTCTTGAAGAGCACGACACCGTTGGGCAGAACCTCCGCGACGGCGGGGTTCGAGGACGTGTACTTCACGCCCGCGGTGACCGCCTGGCCCTGGTACAGCGCGCCGAGCAGGCCAGCCCCGCCGACGACACCGCCGGAGGTGCCCGTAAGCGAGACGGCAACGGCGACGGCGGGCGGGATGATGTAGTTCACCAGCACGTCGTCCTGGGCCACGAGCTCGGTCGTGGTCGAGTAGCCGGTCTGGCGGCGCTCGATGTTCTCGGCGTCGGTGATGACGCGGAACAGGCTGATCTCCTGGCCCGCCGCGAGGGCGAGGCCCTGTGCGACGCCGAAGCGCTGGCCCACCGCCAGGCGGGTGCGCGGCTTCTTCACGGCGTTGTGCGCGACGCGCTCGGCCGAGGTGGTGTCGTCGTTCGTGGGCACGAAGGTGGAGACGTTGCCGCCGAAGTTCGGGTAGCCGAGGGTCTGGGCGCCGGCTTCGTCCGCGAAGGAGCGGTCGTCGGTCTGCTCCGAGGCCTGGATGCCGAAGTCCGTGCCGGCGATGCGAACGCCGGCCGAGACGTTGAGCAGGGCCGAGAGCTGGGCGAGCGTGGGCGCGACCCAGGACGGGATGGAGGTCTCGGGGCCGATGAACCAGCCGACGTTCTTGTTGGAGAGGATCTTCTCGTTGGGCATGGGTCCGGCTCCTTACGCGCCCAGCGCGGCGGCGATGTTGACGATGTTCTTGGGCACGAAGTTGAGGGCGATGGTCTGCTCATCGCCGTCCCCGTAGCCGGGAACCGGCTGGCCGGTTTCGGCGTAGAAGTAGGACCAGTCCTCGCCAACGACTGCGGCGTCAGTGTTGCGGCGGCCGAGGCGGTGCGCGAGCACGTAGGGGAGGCCCTGCACGCGCGTCGAGATGCGCGCGAGGTTGAACACCGATGCGGACGACAGCGCCCGGTCGGCGTCGAGGAAGACCGTGAGGTTGGCCTGGAAGTTGAAGAACGTGAGCGCTTCGTTGCGGCCGACCGAGGTGATCGTGCGCGACGTGGAGCGCTCCGAACCGGTCAGGCCGAGGGCGAGGTCGTCGCGGATCGCGCCGGACAGGTTGCCGCCGAGGGTCGGGTTGGCCGCGGAAGGCGCGGTCTTGGTGATGTAGCTGTCCAGGATGGCCTTCGTCGGCGCGTCGATCGGGGCGACGGAGCCGTTGGTGGCGTGGACGAGCTGGGGGACACCCGCCGCGTTCAGGAACGCGGGGATGGCGAGGACGGTCTCATTTCCGGGGAGGAGCTTCACTTCTCGGCCTTCCGGGTCGGGGTGGGCGCCGGCTCCTCGCCGGACGAGGTGGGGTCCGAGGTGTCCTCGGCGGGCTCGCTTTCGACGAGCACGAGGTCGGGGAAGAACCGCGCGAAGTCCTCCGCGTAGTCCCCAACCAGATCGGTCTGGGTGTTGCGGTAGGCCCGCACGTCGTTCGTCATGGGCGCGGAGTCTAAGACCGGCCCTCGGTGATCATCCGTTCAGGCCGATGGGAACTTCTGCGTAGATCACGCGCACGAGACGCACGATTGCGCCGGAGGAGTCTCTCTCGGTGATGCGAGTACCACCGAGGGAGCGGACCTCGCCCGACCCGGCGCTGGGCTTCTTGCCGATGAGGCGATCCCAGACGCCCTTGAACGCGCGACGGAGGGAGGCGCTGCGGGTGGCGTAGATCATGACGGTGATCGGCATGACGTGGGGCTGTTCGTTCTCGCTGGCGGTGAGGGTTCGACTGGAGCCGCGGCCCGGGCGCTCCGTGATCGGCGTGCCGAAGTGGACGACCGCGTAGGGGAGCACCTCGTCGCCCTCCACTCGGAGGACGGTTCCCTGCGGCACGGCGTCCTCCCAGACGCGGCCGCCCATGAGTGAGCCGAGGCACTGGCCGCCCAGGATGAAGTCGGCCTCTTCGGTGCCGTCGGTGCTCATCGGGTGCTCATTCCGCTCAGGATGCCGCGGAGCTGCGAGATGCCCCAGGAGTAGGTGGTGCCGAGGCTGCCGATGGCCTCGATGTGCTCGGTTCCCCACTCCTGCAGGGCGAAGTAGTCCGCCCACTCCTGGATCCAACCCCAGCGGAGGGTGACCGTGCGCTCTTCCTGGTCGACGTCGATGTCGAAGTCGATCGCGTCGTGCATGCGGCCAGTCTCGTAGCGACCAGCGTGGACGCCCTTGCCCGCGGCGACGCGCGCGAGACCAGTGCGAGTGACGGCGCGGAGCAGCTCTTCCTGCATGCGCTCAGACAGGCTCTCGCCGAGGACGGCCATTTCGCCCGCGGCCTCATCCAGGAGAACGTCACCGTACAGCTCGACGCCGGCGAACAGGGCCGACGGGTCGAAACCAGCGAAGGAGAAGGACGAGGGCATCAACCCTCCTTGACGGTGAGGAACAGGAAGGGCGCGTTGTCGGTGGAGGCGCTGATGTGCGTGATCGGGAGGCGCGCACCGGTGAGCTTCTGCGATCGGCCGCCGTTACGGACGACGACGACCGCGCCTTCGTCGGGGATGAGGTGGTCGCCCACCTCCATCTCGATCGTGACGCGGTGCGTGCCGACGCCGCGGCTGTCGCTCGAGGTGGCGATCTCGCGCGCGGAGAGTTCCCGGATGCGGGCGCGACGGTCGTAGACCAGGACCTCGTCCGGGGTGCCACCTTCGATGCGGTCGGTATCCGGGTTCCAGGAACCGGGCTCCCCGGGGGTGACGATGTCGATCGAGCCGCGCAGCTCCTTGCGGATAACGGCGACGGCGGACTCCGGCCACTCGGTCGGGTCGCTCAGGGGAAGGAGTGCGGGCGCCATGCGGCGCAGTCTAGGACCGCGATTGCGTGCTAATCGCCTTCCCCTTCTTCGTTGTCGGATTGAACTCCCGGTGCAGAGCGACGAGCGTGGGATTGCGGCGGATCTGCGCCCAGACCTGTTGCCAGGCGAGGACGTGCTCCGCGCGGTTCGGGATGTCCTTCGAGATGTTGTAGATCTGATCCGAGTTGAGACCCAGCTCCTCGCGCACCCAGGTGGCGGGCTGCCCGTCGGCGAGGAGCTGCTGCGCACGGGCGCGCACGTCAGGGGTGAGCCTGGATGCGGTCATCGCCGCTCCCTGATAGTGACCGTCGAGCCGCAGCGGGCGCACTCGATGGCGTGCGTCGAGAACGCCCAGCCGCCGCCGGGCAGATCGCGCGCTGATACGCCATCTCGGGCGGGACGCCAGCGGTGGCCGCGAAGCAAGCAGACGAGGCGAGCGATCATGTCTCGATCTTCCCTTCTGCGTGGTCGTGCTCCTGCACGGTCGGGGCGCAGGCATGTTCGCCGTAGTAGCAGTCGGCGTGCTTCTCACCCTCACCCCAACCCGGCTCCTGCTCCTGCACACTCGGTCCGGTCACCGCGACCACTCCAATGCGATGAAGCGACCACGCGGGCGGTCGGCGATCATGTCGGGCTCTCCCTCGACGAGACCCGCCTCGATCTGGCGCTTCGGCCACTCCACGGCGGACCGTGAGTCCCAGTGCCAGCCGTGTTCACCGCAATAGCACGGGCTGATCTTCGCCCACTGCCACTCCGGTTCACCTAGCGCCGCGAAGTGCGTCGGCGCGTCATCGACCTCGGACGGATCGCCGTATCGGTAGCCCGTCTCGTCGTCGAGGTGCTGCCAGACGTCGAGCATGAGCATGTCCAGATCCGGCAGGTTGCGGTAGTCGAGCCGCACCACGATCTGACCCTCGTCTAGCGTCTGAATCTTCATGTCGTGCTCCCGTCCCCGTGGTTGTTGATCATCGCTTCGAACCACGCTTCCGCCTGGTCACGGCTCAGCTTCGACGGGCCGTGCATCAGGTCGAGCACTGCCCGGTCCCACGTCGCGTGGCAGTTGCCGCAGGGGCACATGCGCTCGCTCATTGGTCCTCCTCGGTACGGATCGTGTGGTCCTGCGCCCAGCGGAAGGCCTCTCCACCGCTGCCGAAGAGCGCGCCACACTCGCAGCGCTTGCCACCCCCGGCGAGGCTCCACAGGTAGGTGAGAATGCTTGCCTGGCAGAACGGGCAGTGGATGACCAGCGAGGACTTGCCCATCTGCGCTCGGTGGTCGCTCGTGGTGAACTTAGCGCGCTCGACGTTCGGCAAGCTGCGGTCGGCGAATCGGATCGGCTTAGGCATTCTGGTCCCCATTCAGGTGGTCCGTGGGCCGCCGATCGCCGTCGACGGTCGTGGGGGAGCCGACGAGTTCGTACAGGGCGATGGCGGTGTCGACGTCCATGGCCCAGACGAGTCTCACAGCTCCCACTCCGGGATCTCGTCGACCTTCCAGCGCTCGATGTCGTCGGCGCTCATGCCCTGGGCGAGAAGAATGTGCCCCTCGGCGTTGACTGCCACGATCCAGAGCGCGCCGCGGTTCTCGCCGGCCGCGAGGACGACCTTGTCGTCGTAGCTGTCGCGGCCGAAGTAGCCGCTGCAGAAGCCGTACAGCTTGTCGCCGGGAGAGAGTCTCATGCGGCCTCCTCCGTCAGCACGACGGGCTCGCTGGAGGCGTCGAGCTGGTTGAGGTCGATGCGGATCAGGCGGGGTCCGAAACGACGGGCCTTGATGTCGCCGCGGGCGATCATCCTTCTCACGGTGTCCTTCGACACCTTGAGGTGGGCCATGACGTCCTGGATGTCACCCCAGCGCGGTGTGGTCGGCGTGACTTCGGCTTCTGCGGTCGTGCTCATATACGTGTCCCTTCGGTTTGCATGCAATCAAGGTATCGCATGACACCGCTCGGCGCACCACCTATGCGCGCTTGGCTGCGGGGAACGGCATGCGGTCCGCCAGCTCCGCCTCGCGGCCGGTCGTCTTCTGGTAGGCCATGGCGGCCGCGGTCGTGCTGTGTCCGAGGAACTCCATGGTTTCCGCGATCGTGGCGCCGCCCTGGGCGTACATGGTGCCGGCGAACGCACGGAGGTCGTGCTCGCGTGAAATGTAGTCCCACCCGCCCTCCGCCTTCGCCACCCGCAGCCCGGCGGCATCCCGGGCCTTGTTCCACGCGTCGTTCCACTGAGCGTTGTGGAGGAACTCTGAGTTGGGTCCGGGCGGGAACAGGAGGGAGGTCGGGGAGCGCTCTACGAAGCGTTGGAGGTGAGCCTCGACCTCTTCGGTCGCCGCGGCGGGAAGGGTGACCAGACGCGAGGCGTCCTGGTCCTTGTCCTTGAGGGGCTCCACCACCCAGCCCTGCTTCGGGACGTGGTAGGCCTGGCGGGAGGTGTGCACCTGATACCGCGAGCCAACCTTCTGTAGGTCGCTTCGGCGCAGCGCGCGCCACTCACTGAGCCGGTTGCCTCCGTACGCCGCGAGGATGATCGCGAACCGAAAGCGCGGCTCGATCGCCTCGAGCATCTTCTGGAGCTCGTCCATCGTCGGCGGGCGATGCTTGATGCCGGTCTTGGACATGGCCATCGCCGACTCGACAGGGTTCTTCGTGATGATCTCGTCGATGATCGCGGTGTTGAGGATCGCCCGCAGTAACCGGGACTCGTTGCCGGCTGCAGTGGCGGCCACCGCCGCACGCTCGGCGTGCCACTCGCGGACACGGGCCGGGGTGATCTCGGCGAGGGAGAGGTCGGCGAACGGTGCCAGGCCCCCCTTGACCTGCAGCCGATAGTCGTACTGCGTCTTTGGGCTGAGGTGCTTGCCGAGCCGATTGCGTCGCTGGCTGATCCACGTCTCGGCGTAGGTCGCGAAGCGCTGCGCCTTGGATGCTGCGGCCTCACGCTCGAGGCGCGCGACGCGTTCGCTCGGCGATTCCCAGGTGCCGTCGAGGATCGACTTGTGCACCTTGTTGAGCCACGCGCGGGCATCCGTCTTCGTGCCAAACGTGATGGAGACGCCCGCCTCCGTCTTGGCGGTGTAGCGCGCTCCATCGGGGCCGATGTACCGCGCCTGCAGCCGGCCGCTGGGGAGTGCTCGAATCGAGCCCCAGGCGTCCGTGCGGGCGCGCTTCTCCTTCTGTCCGACCAC